GCAGGAAAGTCGTTTAGCATAGTAGCTAAAGACTCTCTAGAGAGAGGGGGGAGAGTTCCCGGTATTTGAGCAGCGAACCCAATAGGAGTTCGAGGTTCTCCAATAATTCCAGACGTATCTATCGGATTAGAGTCAAAAAGTGATCCGCCCCCGGCAGGCTGTTCTCTGCCCTGTTCAATAGGATTAAAAGTATCTTCCTGCTGAGTTTGATTTGCAGCGATATCAATATATTTACCGTCATCGAGTTTAATTTTTACTGTTTGAGCCCCCCCGTCCTGAGAAACAATTTCACCCTTATAGTTAGGGTTTTTACCGATAATGACTCGAGAACCAGTAACAGCAAATCTTCCTAGACCATCTCTCATCTGGGCTGTAGCTTTTTCAGAGCGTTCTTCTGGTGTATAGTCACCGTCCTGATTAGTTTTAAACCCAGGGGCAGCTACGATTGCATCTACAATAGAAAAATCCATTTCAAAGCGAGCAAGATCATATACTGCAGTTTCTTCTGGAGCTACTTCATCTAAAGACCGGACAGAGAATGGGTCAGCATCGAATAGAGCGGCTACAGTAACAGCAGCCTCCGGGTCCAGTGGGACGTGCATTTTATCTACAGTGTCGTAAGGATCGTCTAGAGTTTTATCGTAGGTTTTAATGTCATGGTCTACGTGTCCTAGGTCGTTCCAAGAGCCGTCATCCCATACAAGAACAGTTCCACAGGGTTTTACTGCATATAATCTGTCTATGCCTGACCCATCAAGTCGTACACGAGCCATATATTTCACAGCTGGCGAGTCAAACCCTGAAAAATCTACAGTTTTAGGGTCTTCAAAGTCATAGTAGCCATGAGATGCAACAAGAGAAGAGTTTTCTTTTTTATTCTCACGATCAACAATTGAGGATGACCACTTCTGCGCAGCGTCACCGCCCCAGAGCGCCCAAGCAATACGACCATTAGACGGGTATTCTTTATCTGCAGGCTTATAGCCTTTACCCTTTTTATCTACTTCATGACGAGGAAAGTATTTGGCAACGTGACGAATTTTTTTAATGCCGATTTGTCCACCCTTTGCAAGAGTGCGAGCACTGCTTAGACCGATAGGAGTGCCACCTCGCTTAAATTCTTTACGCCACTCGATAGCACGTTTGGCTTCTTCTTGGACAGACTTAGGGATCGTGTGCATACGTTCCGAGGAAGAAAAAACAGAAATATCTAATTCTGTAAGAGCAGCCATCGCAAGGTCCTCAGATTGGACGCTGGGCTTAAAATCTGTTTGAGACCAAACATAAGAAGAAGCAAGCACGGGGGTATAGTCAATAGATAGGACATAATTAAGCTCTTCATCAATTATCGCTGATTTATTGTCAGACGAAAAAAGAACTCTTGTCCCGCTTCTTCCTGCAAACTGCATATTAGTTATCCTTGTCTTTTCCGGTGACTGGACCGCCAGCGACCCAGGCAACACATGTTCTTCCTGCTGCACATTTAAAGTCAAACGCTTCGCAATATCCAAGAGTTCCTGCATCTATAGCGTCCCAAGCTTCCTTGCTGCCTTCCTGCGTCAGACCTGAGTCAAGACAGTCGAGCATCTCGGGAGTACGAATAAATACTGCGCAGTTACCACATCTAGAGCTTTTAGCTTCATCAACCGTAGTGCTCCAGAGTTCGGCTTTTTCCTCCCAGAAATCAACATTTGGCCTATCTGGATTAAGAGGACCATAACCAGCACTTTTAATGGCCTTATTTCTGTTTTCCAGATTAATCATTATATCCTGAGTTGCAGGGGGGCAAGTAAAGTTTCCAGCCGCTACAACAGCATTTTCAACCTCTGAGGCGTTAGCATATTCTGGGTACATTGTGACTAATTGCTCTCTGGTGGCAGTGTACGCAACGTAGTCAGTGTCTAACTCTGAGTCTTCAGTATCCCATTTATCAATAAATTCTATTGATCTTTCAGGATTAATGTAAACAATTTTAGAATCATCTAAATTATCTGAGTCCTTAGGTTCTAAAGACCAACCACCATCTATTCTAAAAAATTGCCCGACTCCATGCCAATCTAGAATCAATTCAAGAGGTTGATCATCTTTTGCAAGTACATGCAGTGCCATAGAGCCTGCTCGTTCCGCTTTAAAGTCTTTTTTTACATCAGCCATGTTGCTACTCTACCGCCTTAGAAGAGTTTTTCTTTGCAATAAAGTCATCAAGATCTTTCTTAACAGCCTCAGCAACTTCGTTAATGAACTCTTCTTCAGAAGAACCTATATTCTGTAAAAGAGCTCTCCAAGCGTCAATGTTGCCTCTACCTACTTGCTCAACAATAATATCAGCAGGTGCATCAACCATAGGACCCCGTACAGGGCCATCAACAGTACGATAAATTACCGGATTAAAATTACTCATCATTTTCCTCCAATTCAGGCGTCTTTTCTTGAAAAATTCCAACTCTTTCCGCAACGGCATTTTTTAAGGCTAGATACTCCTCTTGTGCTATACTATTAGAGAGAAGGGCCCAGGCAGCAGAATTTTCATGTGCAAATTTAATTCCAGAAGTGCGCTCAGCGGAGGGCAAGGCTCCTTGATATGGAGTATCTTTTATTGCTTCAGCATCCAACTGAGCGTTTGAAATTTCAATTTCTTTTGGTCCAGCAAATACTTCAATCATTTTAGTCATTAAATATCTCCTCTGGGATCGGTCCTAGCATTCCTAACCTAAGTGCTTCCCATGCTGTCGCTTGCGTCTGGTGCGGCATCCATGTGTCTTCTACATAGCCTAGCTTAATTGCTCTCTGATGCGCTCTCATAGTTGCTTCAGAGATTAGAAGATAGGCAGGGGTGGCATTTAACCCAAGAACAGAAAGATATTGAGGAGTTTGTGTTCTAGAAATAGCTGCTGCTACGTCTTCTGGTTTTACTGACGAGTTTTGAGCAAGGAACGCTCCCATCCACGAATCAATTGTTATATGACCTGAGTTTTCGGGATCTACCCCGTTATTATAAAAAGAACGTCTTTTAGATCCACTAACAGCTTGATCTATAGAAATATCTCCATTGAGAAGTCGAACAACATTCCATCCAAAACCATTACCCATCATATATCCAATATCTACTTTTCTAATTTCTTCAATAGACGTGGCATTATCAAATAATCCATCTTTATGAGCTTGAATAAACTTTTCTGCTGTCTCAAGGTTTGGCCTTCCCCCGCTAGAGGTACTCCACCTGTTTTGAGCAGAAGTAATGGCTACTACAGCAGTTACTACATCCTCTGGATATCCAGTTTTTTCTGCTAGATTTCTAGCACCAGTTTGCATTTCATCTTTATACCAATTTCTTCCAATATTAACAGCAGCCGTGTTTGAGAGAGCGCCAAGCATTGCGTCTGCCATTCCATCAATATTTACATTATTTTTTTGAATGTATGTATCAATTCTTTTCTTTGCTGAGTCAGGAAGATCATCTAGTCTAAGTACGGCTACACCAGGAAGAAGCTGATTTGTAGAAGAAAAAACTTCAGGGTTTGCTCCCTTAGTAGACATTCCCCTCATTGGCTCGATGTCGAAGGATTCAGGATCCCAACCGAACTCATTTATGCTATTACCTTCGCTAAACAAGTCTCCTGCTCTTACTTTTTTAGATATTACAGGCATATTTTTGTCGTCAGTCTCACCGTAACCATGAGTTTCGGCGTAGGTGGGGCTTAAAGATACCCAATCGCCAGGATTGATATTAGAACCTTCTGGAGCAGCACGATATACCGTTACTATAGCGTCAGGATTTCCTTTTACTTCCTGTAAAACTTTGAGTGATTCATTATCTGATGCAGTGTCACCTGTTTTATAGATATCTGGACGGGAGTAAAAATCCGGAAGCATAGACTCTAAATCACTTGCATTTGCATTGTCATCGTTTTTTCCTGGAGCCTGATGATATCCTCGGTAGGATAGATCTACATTAGACTCAAGGGCTTTTAAATCGGAAAAAGTATTCCTTGCTTTATAATTTTCTGGTCTTGTGTTAATTTTTACAATGTCGGGGTATCTCTCATTCCATCCATAAGCTTCAGCGAGATCTTGAACTTCTTTTGATGTAGGGGAGCCTCCCTGGACAAACCAAGAACTAAATCCTTCTGCAAATGCTTCTACTAGATCTTGATTTGAATATGTACCAGAACCTGAAGATTTTTGATAAGCATTTAGAGCTTGATATCCTTTAGGATTCTGCTTTTTGTACATGTCTCTCGGTCCTTTAGGTGTTTCATCAATAGACCCTGTAAAATCAGTTGAGAACAGATCATCAATTGCATGTCCCATTTCATGGGCCATAACTCCAAGCAGCCCTGAGATAGAAGTCTTGGCTAAAGCAGCGTCAAACTGCGCTCTATATCTATCAGCTTTACCTGAAGGAAGGTTATTTGGATCTAGAGGTGATGGTGCTCGTACTTTGTCTTTTTTTGCACGCCTCTCATTCATCCAATTTTGATGATTCATTCCCACAGCTATGTCATCTCCGGGGACAATTATTGACGGTCTGATCATCATTATATGGTCAGAGGCAAGTGTAGCCCCCAAAACGCCGTCCGCTCCTACTTTATTACTTATGACATACACCATGCCAGGTTTTGAGATTACGGACTCAAGTTGATCAACCGCGTTCATAAAATAAGTAATCTGTTCGTCAGAGACTCCTCTTGCACTAACTGCAATAGTGCTTCCTCTATTGCTTTTGTATATTTTTGAAGGACTTCCAATCTTATCTAGCATAAATTCTTTTAAACGTACCTGAACCCTCTCGTCCGTTCGTAGCTCTGTAGAAAGTCCAAGCTGGTCGTAAGCTTCTTGTTCGGTTATTTCTCCACTTTTTATTTGTGAATCTAGGAGAGGACGAACCTGTCTTTCAACAGTATCTGCTAATTGTTTGTTGTACCCAACGGAATCCCAAAGCTTCCTCATCTGGTTGTAGTAAGCTTGCTCAACTTTTCCAAAAAACTGACTTTTATCAGCCCTAGTCCAGCCACCTGACAACATAGTGTCGTCACCGCCAGCAGATGTGTCTTCGCCTAAACCATTTAAGAGATCATCAAGAACTTGGGCCGCTATTTCTTCATCTGTTTCTGGGGAGGTATTAGTTGATGGAGAGCTCGAAGAAGGGGTTGTTGGTGTTACTGGAGTTCCGCCACCTCCGGACGGAGGATTGTCGTCGCCATTGTCTTCATTTCCGGGCCTATTAGCGTCTTTGGCAGCTCTTTCTGCAGCCTTTCGACGCCTTTCTTTAATTTCTGGCCTTTCAATTAGGTCTTTTTTAAATGCTGTAGCCCTCGGAGGATTTGAGTAGCCCTCTAGAGGTGGGGACACAGGAACTTGACCTGTGGCTCTGTAGAAAGAAGGAATACTAACTCCTTTTGAAGGAGTCCAAGCGCCCGTATTAGGATCAACCACGAAAAAGTTTTTAGCGGGTCCTCTAGTAGCGGCCTCTCCGTCAGGCTGCCAATCTAGGTAATCTGTGTATTTGTAGTCACCATACACATCTATGGTCTTAATTACTGTACCCCAGCGGCCACGTACATGGTCGTAGATTCTTTCTCCGCCAAAAATTTCAGTAACTCCATCTGCAGTTATATGGGTTGCCGCTGGATTATCAGTAACATCCTGAGGACTTTCAAAAGCTCTACGGCTATTGAAAAGATCAACTACAGCTTTTTTCTGACCTTCTTTAGTCCTTGGAGCCTGGCTTTGAGACAGACTAAGATTTCCTAAAGCGTCTCTAGTTTGTGTCTGTAAAAGTTCAAATGAGTGACTTGCGGGGTAAGAATGAATTCTTACTTCATTCTTAAACTTTCCTTTACTTTCATTTTTTGGGTCACCTACCGTGTAACTGCGATGCACAACGGAAAAGGTGTTATTTTTATTTTTCTGAATAATTACTTCATATCGAGTTACAGTACCGTCTGACTCTTCAACATCTTTACTCCAGGTTTGCCATCTTCCGCCACCTAGATTTTTCTTTGCAAGACTCTCTTCAATCTTTGCAACATTTTTATCTGGAGAGCTGGATATTTGACTCTGAAAAATTTCTGAAGATGGTGATGAAACTCTTTCTGCTTCAGGAAGTGTCTCATTAAGCTCTTCAATAGATTCTTTTTCTTTTGCTTCTTTTTCTTTTTCGGAAAGCTTAGGAGCTTTAGGTGCCGCTTGAGCTCGTACAAGATTAATAATCTTATCAAGTTCTTCTACATCCGCGCCAGGAAGTTTTTTCTTAGCTTCAAGAAGTTTTACTGAAGTTTCAGGGTTTTTACTTAGGTAGAAATCAGGGTTTACAGATATTGCTTGTAGCGCTGACCCAAAACTAGGGGATATATCAGAAGTGTCAGAATCTATTATTAATTCTTTTGTAGCACTGTAAATATCTTCTACTGGTTCTTCTTCTTTTGTAACATTGAAGATCCAGCTTAGACCGCCGGGATCCAGTTCTTTTTTTGATCGAGTTACAGCTACATAACCAAGACGAAGTTCTTCAAGGTCTGGGAGAATAGTTTCTCCCGTGTCTGGGTCAGTCTTTGGTGAGTATCTTTCACCAAGGAAGTCATCACTAATCTGGACTCTGTCAAACTCAAGTCCTTTAGCTACGTGAGCAGTAATAATAGTTACATCTATGTCTTCAGGAGGAACTCCCTGCCAAGAAGCTTTTAAGTCGTTTAGTGCTGCAACGGCATTCTGAGCAGCAGTTCCATTTTCATCGTCAACAAAATTTACTTTTGTTGCTTTTGTTTTATTGTTTTGAATATTAAGAGGTATAGGACTGTTTTCGGGACCGTACTCTTCTGGGACACCTTTAAATCCTATACGTCTCATGTCGTATAAGTATTTTCCTCTAGTATCTCCAGTAAGAATGTTTCCATATAAGTACACATCTATGGATCCATCTTCATTTTTTCTAGTCGAAATATTAATTGGCTTTTGCGCCTGTGTTTTTCTTAGCTTGGTAGGAAGTTTTTCAACTTTCTTTCGGCCAGCTTTAATAATTTTATTTTCTTCTGTTATAGCTTCTCGTAGCGCATCTCTCTCCGCAACTTTTTCTGGGTTTGAGGTGCTTCGCAACCTAGCGGGAAGTTTTTTTGTTGGCTCCCATCCAGCTTTAATAGCTTTATTTCTTTCTTTTACAGCACGTCGTTCTGCTTCGTGCTCCGCAAGTTTTTCTCTAGAGTAAAACATTTGATATTCAGGGGTGTTGTGAATAACTACTGAAGACTTGTCAGGACCATCAGGATTTACTATGTCTTCTTCCGTAAAGTTAGGAATAAATGTTCCAGCTGTAAGACCTTCAACGTAAGGAAACTTAACTTGCTTAATTAAATCATCTAATTCTGCTGACTGTTTCTTACTCTGTAAGTAGATAAAAAGTTGAGTTAGTCTAGGTCCAGCTTTCCCTTCTGCGACAGATAGAAGAGCCTCTTCCCAAGAGCTATAGCTTCTAAGGTCTGGATGAAGAACATTTTTAGAGTCGTTAAATCTAAGTGCTCTAGCGGAGGATACTAGGGAAATAAAATCGTTTCGAGAGTTCTCATCCATAGCAACTCTTCTATCTTTTGCAAGCTCTTGAATTACTGAAACAACTTTACCTATAGTAGTTCTTGTGAGAATTGCATCAGGATCCACCATTGTTCCAGGCTTTACAACTTTACCAGAAGGTCCAGCAGCATCAATTCTAAAAGGAGACTTTAGCAGAGATAAAAATCTATTTGCAGTACCTGCAATTTCCGTACCAAAACGGAAAGATTTAGTTAGTGGTAGGTCGTAACTTGACACAACTCTGTCTAGTTCGTCTGTAGCTCCTCGGAAGCCATAAATACTTTGATTGCTATCACCCACCATAACAATTTGTACTTCTTGATCATCCAAAAATTTAGCAAGAACAGGGTTAATATCCTGAGCCTCATCCATAAAAATAATATCAAATGGAGGAGTATTTCCTCCTTCAAGACGCATATTAGGTTTAAGCAAAGTAAATTGCTTAAGAATATCTTCGTGGTTTACTTGTAGAACTCCATCAGGATTTGTTTTATCTGCCCACATGCGCTCTGCAAGATCTACAAATTCTTTAGGAACGTTATCAGGATCCATTTCCTTAAAATGCTTAGGAAGAATTTTTTCGTCAGCACTAATAGCAAACTCTTTTATAGCTTCTTGAGCTGTTTTCACAACATCAGTAAATCCAACAGGCTCTCCGCCATCTTTTGGATAGTAGTTTTTTACCTCAAAGTGGTCAGAAATAAGTTCTGATTTATATATAACTGTGTCTCTGTACTCTTTATTGCTAGAAGCGTTTAATCTTTCCGTCATAAATTTCCAGTTAGGACGACTCTTCATATCTTTATGCGCAAGGGAGTCTGCTGTACGAGACGTAACATTCCCTGGCATCACAGCAACAGCCTCAGCGTTGATGGATCTGTTGAAGGCAATGTAAAGAATTCTATCGTTAGGACGCTCTTTAAGTATTCTTCTTGCAGCTATTCTTATGGTGCTGGTTTTTCCTGAGCCTGCAAGAGCTCGTACAGTAGTACTTGCTCTAGTCATAATCGCGGTTATAATGTTTACTTGCTCTTCTGTTGGTGGGAAGCTTTCTTCTGAGTAGTCATAGTCATCCTCAGGAAGAGGTGATCCAGGCTCAATATCTACTGCAAAAGATCCTTCATCTTTCTGTATTGGACCAGAATCATCATCATCATCATCATCATCGTCATCATCGTCATCAGTTTTTTCTTTTACTTTAGGAGCTTTAGGCTTTATAGGCTTCTTTTCAGGTGTAGGAGTTTCAGTTGCTGGCTTAGGAGCTCTAGGAGCACGAGTTTTTGGCTTAAAAGTTTCTACCTTGTCGGACTCATCTATTGATACGCCGCGAGCCTCAAGGCCCTTGCGAATAAGTTCAGAAACTTCTGGTTTACTGCGAAGAATCTTTACAAGAGGATTTTCGTCAATAATTGGGTCAGGGTTTTTCGGATTAAAAATAGGAGTGAGACTATTAGCTGTGTAAGCAATTTCTTCTGAGTCTCCTCCATTACGAAGAAGATCTCTTAGCTTTGTTATTTGACCAACTAAATACTCTTTATTAAGAATAGTGTTGTAGTCTAGCTCTGCTTCTATTGCCCTAAATTGATTAAACTTTTCATCTTCGTGGTCTTCTTCCCACGCATCAGCAAGCGCTGCTTGAGCCATTGCATCATTAATAATTTTTCTTGATACAGAGTCTTCTAGATTTTTTTCTGGAACATTTTCAAAAAGAATAGTTTCGTACTCTTTTGCTCTTGCAGCAGTGCGTTTTTCTAGAGCTAAAGTTTTCAGTCTGGCGTTAAAGTCATCTAAAAAGTCTGCTGCTAATTCAGCATCTTTGTTTTTAGGTAAAGATGAGGAGTCTTTATATATTGAAGGCCCAAAGTCAAGGTCGAGCCAGTCAGACGACTCGTCAGGAGCTGAAGAGCTAGAAGGTGTTTCTGTAGTGGAAGAAGAACTTTCCGGGGACCACGCTGGATCAATAGCATCTTCAATCCAATCAGACATGTCGTCAAGAGTCTTTTGCGTGGAGACAAGACTTGAGTCACGATCTTTTTCAGATACATCTCCTTTAAAGCCTCCCTGCTCGAGACGATTAAGTTGCCTACGAGCAAGGTCAATCTTTGCAGCAATCTCTTCAAGGGCAGTTAAATTGTCTTGACTAGAGTCTTTAGTTTTAATGTACTTACGAAGAGACGTACGCAAATCCTCAAGAGTTTCTTCAAGTTCGGACAATCTTTTATTGAAAAGATCTTCTCTATCTTTTTGAGGCAAGTTTGGATAAAAATTATCAGGCATACCGTAGTCAAGTAATTTATTGAGTGAGTCTTCTGTCTCTTTAAGAAGATTTCGTGCTCTACGGTTTAAGTTTTGCTTTCTCTTCTCTCCTGGGAGTGGGCGTTCTACTGGCTTTGGTTTTGACGGAGTAGTATCGCCTGGAGTGAAGACGCCTGCATCAATGTCTGAATCTTCTTCAGAAGGAGTTGGCTCTTCCCCATCGGAAAAGTACCTGTCCCCTGGGTACCTAGTGATAGGTTCTGTAGTTTTCCCAAAAGTCCTGTCAAGGTATTCTTGTTGAGCCTTTTCTTTTTTCTTGCTATATTGTTTAGCATCTTTTTCGGGAATTTGACTGATCATTGTCATAAGATCTCTGAGTTCTTGATCAGTAAGATTTTTTGGGTCAGTAGTAAAAAGATGATTAACATATTCGAGAGTGAATTTTACTGGTCTAATTTTTCCAGTTGCATCTACGTAGAAAAAATCTTGCGCAGGCACGAGCTGACGACGACGTTTTCCTTCTGCGGGCTTAGGCTTAGTTGTACCTTCACCAGACTCTTCTGCTTCGGCTACTTCTTCATCAGTTGCATTTGTAGGAGTAGAAGAAGGTTCGGATGCTTCATCTTGAGTACGCTCTCCGTCGAATTTAGAGTTTTGAGGTAGGTCTTGACCAGCCCGTAGACCCATCATAGATAGGAAAGCTTTTTTATTTTTTCTTCTAAGTTCTTTTTTCTCTGCGCGAGAGAGTGACTTAAGAAGCTGTCCGTAGTCATCTATCTCTTCTCGAGTAAAATCCCGAGGATCAGTATTTTTTAGGTAGTCAACGTATGCTGGAGTAAAATCTTTTCCAGGCTCTCTAGAGGGGATACCTTCTTCATCTTCTGGAGTTACAGAAGGAATTAAAGGAACTCGAGGAGGTTTAGGGCTGGGGGGAATAGGAGTAGTGGGCGTAGGAATAGTAGGAGTAGGAGTGGGAGTGGGAGTGGGAGTGGGAGTGGGAATAGTAGGAGTAGTGGGCGTAGATGGTTGATCTGCTTCAACGCCTTCTGCCGCATCAATCTTTTCAACCATTTCTTCAATAGTGTCCGTTTGTCCTAGCTTGGGACCGTAGTTAACTACCCGATAAGTTCCATAAACTTTCTTAAAGTAAATACCTTTATAGAAAAATTCCCCATTTCGGAGATCTATTACAGAAACATTTGAGTCCTGAGGAGGGGTAGATACGTCATAAAATTCCTCCGTTCTAGTGTCGCCCAACCCGCTAGAAATTGTTGTTCCATCGTCTAATGTAAGCAGAGTTACAGATTTTTTTGCCGGTACTCTATTTTCCCGTGCTATTTCTTTATCCCTAAAAGAAGGAAATTTTTTACTAGAAACAATTTTATGCCATTTATTATCCGCACCAAGTACCCAGTCTCCAACTCTCAACTTACCAGCACGAAGTTTTATGGTTCCTTGAACTGACGGTTCACCTGTTGGAGATCCTACGGCAGGAATATCTCCAGGAGGATTTTCAAGAGCCTTCTCCCTTTCAGTTTTTTCTGGCTCTACTACATCATCAACAACATCATCTACTTGATCTTCTGGAGTGACATCTTCTGGAACGTCTGAGATATCTTCATCGTCAATTATCTCAGTTAATGCTTGCCCGGCTTCGTCGCCGTCTTCAATGGACTGCGCGTACTGCTCTGCTTGACCGTTTAGTTCTTGTAGCTCTTCTTCATCTCCCGAGCTTTCAACAAATTCTCTGCCTTCAGAGTCTGAAAGAACTAGGTCAACAGTTCCATCTTCATTTTTACGAGTGCTGACTGTGTAGTCTTTCCCGTTAGGAGCAGTTACTGTCCTAGTGGTTGGTTCAGTTGACAGGTCTTGAGTGTCTGCGTCTGCGTCATCAAGATCTCCAAGTAGATCGTCTAGGGCATCTGCAGCATCAGAAGAGCTTGTGTCCTCATCTTTTTTGTAGACATCATCAATAAGCTTATCTGCATCTTCGCCCTGCATTTGAAGAGCATCTCGAATAGCAGCGAGAGGAGCAGTAGTAAAAGATTCTTCACCGTCTTCATCAGTACGTCCTACAGTCCCATAACCTGGCCGTTCTGCGTCAGGACTAAGTCCTTCAGCAAGAGCCTCTTTAAGATCGACCGCGTCATTCGTGTTAGCAAGATTTATAGGGTCAAAGTCTGGGTTTTCATCAACATTTTCAAAAGGTTCTGGAAATACTGGCTGGAATCCTTCTGGAACATCTTTGTCTGGATTCTTTGGAAGATACTTACTGTAGTCTTTGCCGTCAAGAATTTCTGCTTTTTCATCATCAGAAAGTCCATCAAAGAGTGGAGGAAGATTTTCATATTTTGAAGCCAAGGGTGCTTCTTCTTCAGGAACTTCTTCTGGTGTGGGGAGCACAGCCTTAGGAGTACGAGCAACTTCTTCTACTAGGGTAGCTTTTGGTCCTTCAGCGCGAGCTTTTTCTAGGTCAGAAACATTCGTAGTGCTTGATTCAGGTAGTTCGTCATAAATCTCTGCAAGTTTATTTTGCGCGTCAGTGCCTTGTTCTTTTAGCGCGTCATACAACGCTTGAGCGGGAACTTTTTCATCCCCGTCATTAAAGGAGAGATCTCCATCTCCTGGAGGCCCAAAGTCAAGGGCGTCTAGGTCTTCTGAATTTTCTGTGGGCTCTGCAGGAGTAACGGCTTCTTTTAGTGCGCTTGTTAATTCTTCTTCAGAAAAAGAGTTAGCCAGTACTGAAGGATCATCGGTATAGTCGGTAGAGTCTTGATCAGTACGACCTTTAGGCTCGTATGTAAAATCATCATCTACAAAATTTGCACCCGTTGGGTCAACAAAATTAAAAGCTTGACTCTTATCGTTAAGGGGGGCCCTGTCTTCTTGACCCGAAGACTCTTTTTGAATTTCTTGGAGGACCTCATAAGGATCCCTGTCACCTACGGTGTCGTACAGTCTGTTGTATGTTTCTTGATCGAGAACAGCAATAGCGTCAGACTCGCGGCCTTCTTCTTTGTCTCGAACAATTTCATCTACATTAATCATGCCCTGAGTGTCTGCCCAGTTTTGGAACTGGCCTAGATCGGTACCGCCACGCTGACCAGTATCTCTATTTAGAATAAATACAGGCTTATCTAAATCAATAGGGAAGGAGCCGTCAGGCTTTCTTTGAACAAGTTCGTCTGGGAGTGCTTCAAAGTCGTCATCATTATTTGGATCTAATTTAATAACGTCATAGGCATCGTCGGTGTATTTAGTACCAGCTCCTGTGTAAGAACCGTCCTTACGGAAAAGATTAGGGAACTCTACCTCAAGAATTTGATCTTCATCTACTGCATCTTTTCTATCAATCGCACCAACTTCAGCAACCGAGAATCCGTCAGGAGAGTCTTCTCCCCGCAGGTAAGCCTTACTTGCTTCAGAGCTTCCGGCAGGAACTCTGAGCAATCGACCGTCAGGAGTTTCTAGATCGAAAGTGTCATCCGCTCCAACACCCTGAGCAATTGTTCTACCGCTAAGTTTACGAGTAGATCCGTCTCTACGACGAACAATAGTGGACATGCCCCCACCCATCCACGCAAAGCGACCTTTGCGGTCACGACGCTGCATACGAGCTCGAGCAGAACGAGCCGCCGTAGAGTTTCCATCACCAAAGGCAGCGATAATTGCCGTAAGAGGGACGGAACCCTGTGGGAGGGCGGTAAGGCGCGTAATGTAGTAAGACTCTTCAGGAGAGAACGGGGCAGAGCTAAATGCAGATGCAATCATCGCTTGAGCTTCTGTGTCAGTAATTCTAGGGTCAGCTGCGATCCAACGTCCACGCTCAATACGCAAAGCGCTAGCCGTCATTGCGTGCTTCTTGCTAGATGACGGGTGGCATATTGGAAGAAGATCTGTGTTACGACGTTTTGCAAGGTTTGTTTTGTTCTTCTGAGAGACAAGCACAAAGTCAGATACATCGCGTATGGCGAGATACTCACGGATAGAGAACGGAAGTTTGGCAGTTTTCTCTAGTGACCGAGCAAGAATCTCTACTGCAGATCTCGGGCTAACGCGCCGATATATTTGAGTTTCTTTGTTGGCACTAGCAACAAGAGTGATAGCAGAGGCTGTAACCTTTGCTAGCTGCTTGTTAGTGAGGTTGTTAATCACAGTTCCGCACTTTCTGTTTTCTTAGGGAGCAAATCTGCATCTTGACTATTATACGTAGTAATTGCCAGCTCTCGTGCACGTAAATATGGATCTTGACTTTCTTTTACTGCTCGCATCCAGGAAGCTTTTATTGCATACTCGGCTTCGTATCCGAGACCGGAAAGTTCTGTAAGATACGTAATTGCACCTTGAGCAGTAGAAAATGTATTTTCTTTTAAATCGTTAAGAGCAAGTTCATTTTCGGCTGTAAAAGAAACTAGTTCTAGCTCTATGTCCTGAGTATTCTTTTTTGCAGTTACGACTCCGTCAGGTAGAATCGCTAGTCGGCACTTCCCATTGGGCTCGACAGGGAGACTAATGATTGCGCAATCTGCTCCACCTTGATAAAACACGCAGTTGGCGCAAATAACCCCGATGCCTGCATCTGTATTTTTATCGGCAGGAGTATATCCGGCCCAGACTCCTGTAGCGTCTTCGTTAAACTTTCCGTGCTTTTCTACTACAGAAAGAATTGCATCTGCTAAATCACGCTCTTCAGGTACCAATCCGCTGGCGGTAAGCGCTGAATTGGACTTCTTGCTGCTCTTGGGGTGTGATGCAGGTAAAAGATCGTTATCAGTTGTGTACGCAGAGTTTGATGGCTTACCAGACTTAAGAAGCTTTAAATAGGCGTTAACGCGCGCCATAGCCCACTGGTCTCTGGACATTCCTGGTCGGTGACTGGTAGAGAATGCTCCAGCCCCCCTGCGATAAACCGCTTTAAGCATAGAAAGAGTAGCTTTACGTCCCTTAGGAGCCTTTTTATTGTGTTCTTCTACTTTGTTTTTGATAGCAGTCTCGGTACGAGCTCCAAAAGAAATCTTTCCTTCGCCACTAGCAGAGTCTTTTTTATTTGTGTCTGAGCCCTTGATCTGATCTTCTTTAGGAGCAGGCTCGCTTGCAGCAGCAACAATCGTATCGGGAGACACCAAAGTCTCGGAAGGCAAATATTCTTGCACTACCTTTACTTGTACCCAGTTCTTTGACGATTGTGTTGTCATATTTAGTATCCGTACTTTGGATCAAGAGAAGCCTTCATCATCCAGCGAAACTTTTTATGCGCTGAATCTCTGGCTGCAAGGTCATCAGCAATTCCCTGCTCGTTGTCCGAATTTGCTTGAGCAAAAGCATCATTAATGTCAGAAAGGATGAGCTCGTTAGCCTCGTAGCAGGACTTAAGAAGTTCTTGTACGGAGGCTCCGCTAGGTACCTCTGGAATGGTAGTAAGTCGTAGGAAGTCAGAGAGCGAAGCGGGGGTAGGGGATCCAAGTTTACGAATATCTTCACCAATAATATCAATTGCTTCTTCTGCATCCTCATAGAACGTAGCAAACATTTCGTGATACTGAGAGAAGTCTTGTCCTACGACATTCCAATGCGCGCCGTGGAAGACATACTTAATGACAACATAATCGCTAAGTAGAGTAGCGAGGATATTAACTAGCTCCGGCTTATTTACTGTCATGTTATTTCTTTCTACTGTCCTGGCTCAAAAAGACCGGCGGGGGTCTCAGTCGGTTGGGTTGCTTCCGGTCCTGCGGGGGGTGCTGCTTCGGCGGGGGAATCATCCGGAGTTTCTGATGCAGGCTCACCATCTGGAGTTTCAGTTGCGTTTGCAAGGGCTTGCTGCACCTCAGGTGGGACAGGAGCAATACTGGATGCCTGTTGTGCCTCACGTACGGAGTTCATTATCTCAGGGGCAATAGACCCGAGCATGGCTTCTACAGTTTCTGGAAGAATTTGTCCACGCTCAATCATCATGCGAAGCGCAATTTCGGTACCTTCAGGTGCATCTGCTTCAGAGAATCCGTGTGCGCGTCTCCAGGAACTGTAAGAAATAGCATTACGATCAAAACCTGAATCTGCATCAGCAGCGCGGTCATTGCGAGTAGACACCTGTGAAGGATCAAACCAAACAACAACCTTACTGACATCTTCTGCGGAAAATCCGTTCGCAATTAAGTATGGTCGAAGGTAGACAACTGTGAACGAGTCAACAAGAAGCAGCATGAGTGGTTCGATGTGCGCCTTGTAAAGAGACTCGTCAATTTGTACGGCGTTCGAGTATTTGACGTTAGCAAGACCTGTTATTACATCTTTCGGTACATCAAGGCCCTGAAGAATACGTTCGAGGACGCGATCAGCACGCTGTGCAAGAGCTGGGTCGAACGATCTTTCAAATTTAAACTGCTTGATAGCGTCCCCAAGTTCTGCAGGGCCTCGAATGATAAGCGGCACAACGGCACTAGCGGATTCCTCATCTCTAATAGGTGTAGTCATTGCATCAATAAGTTGTTCTTCAAACTCGTCTTCTGCTTCTTCAGCAGTAAAGGCAGAGGGGTCAACGTCAACGTCAGAGTCCAGAGGGAAATCTCCATCACCTTGAGCAGCGACAGAAAGACCGTCAGGGAGATAGAGCGCACCGGCATTAAGACGGCTACGAGCAGTGGCGCGGAAGGTACGGTTAAGCAAAAGTAATTCCGCACACATGTCTAATAGACCACGCAAACTCGAATCGGCTTCATCTGAGTAGCGAGGATGTGAACGCCAGATACGCCCGACGAAAGATCTTTCGCCTAGCGATATTGGGCTTCCCATCGCGGAAGAAGCGGAGCCTGAGTTACCTCCGGGTGCTTGTTCACGTCGGCCTACAACAATAAAATTACCTCGAGCATCTGTCATCAGTTCATCTGTAGATCTGATGTCCCAGCTCTCAGGAAGTCCTGTCCCGATGCGTGCGGGCATCTGAACCAGATAGCACTCTCCAGTGACAGAAAGATTAAGAGCTGCGTCTTTAAGTAGGCCCGCTTGACCTCCGTAAGCAGAATCTAAACGTTCTAGTGCACGTTCGGCAGCAGCAGCAAGACGCTGATCAATTTTTTCGGAGCGAGATACAGGAGATGGAGCCTCCGCTGGATCTTCAACAACTGCGGCATACATACGAATGCGAGAGACAACGGATGCAACAAGATTAAATGCGTATTTGATTTCGCCAATAGCATCGTAATATTCCCAGGCTTCAGATTGCCATGCGCTCGAGGCGGCAGAGCGACGCATACGGAATTGATCGAACTCGCCCTTGTCATTAATCTTTACTTGAGCAGCAGCAGCCGTAAGCGTGCGAGGAGCTCCGTAGGGTGCAGACTTAGCTGTATTTACACCAGGGGAAAGGAATGTTGACGGAAGAAGTTCTTTGCTAGTAGATGGTTCATTAGAGTCCCTACTAAAAATGCCCACTTACACTCCTGTCATACGGTTGCGGTACATACGGTCAGCTGTCCGAATGTGCGGCTAGTAGTGCTGCCGCTGCAGAGAGAGCTAGAACCATCTCGACAGCGGTAGTTGTTCTAGGCGCAATCATACGGGATAATTGAAGTGCTGATGCCGCATAAACGCTGCTACACCAGTCGCACGTAATGAGATACCCGAGACGGGATGTCTCTGGGGGGTGCGTTTCCCAGATACGGTCGCGGATTGGTGCTGTAATTTCATCGGTAGTGATGAGACGAGTCAGTCGATATGTGGCAAGTGCGCTCGTGATAAGACTTTGCATAGTGTCTACTCCTGTGGGTCGTTATTAGATGTAACTTGTTTTCCAAATGGAGACCAGCTCCGCAATCGTGAACCGCAGCCGCAGTTTTCGTCCTTGCGAAAAGCAAGAATCTTCCCAGAAACGGTGATTGCGTTGTGTTGGGCGTCTGATTTGTTGTAATCAGCCAGTTTTTCCTTAAAAATGATGCTAAATCCTTCAGGAGTGTCTACTACAACATATATTGTTGAGTTTAGAATAGATACCCTGCATCTGTCTACTCTGCGCGTTTCTTTGGGTTTATCTTGAAAAAAGATCAATTTTGTGTAGTCAGACAGCGATTCGGGGGGTGCTACAAGGATAACCGCAGGAAAAAGGTCTAGTTTTTTGATCATTTAGGGGCATCCGTGTATTTTGTAGGGATATAAAAGTCAGTCCACCCGAGTTGATCCTGTGCAATAGGTAGTAAAATGATGATTGGAGTTGTTGGAGTAGAAGCGACAAGCAGATCTGCGAGCGTTTCGGGGGTTGCAAGGGGGCAGGATGCGAATTCAGGGGTATTTTGCAAGGTTTTTAGTGGAAATGCCATCGGATGAGGGCTCAAACGATCAGTAAGCGTCATAAGTAGCCTCGATTGTGGCTTATTGTCGCGGTCGGGGTTCATCCAGACCAGAATAGCAAGCTCAGATGCCTCAAAAGTACCAGATTCGGTACGATATTGCCGCTTGGGAGTCATTATTTGTCCTTTTTAGCGTGAAGTGAGATGCGCCGTGCTACCGCTCGATAGGTAATACCCGCTGCCGCTGCAATATCGGAGGTAGGTACCCCGTAAGAGTGCAACTGAACAGCTAAACGGGTGAGTTCTTGGTTCGCCTGAGCGGTAACCGAGTTACCTGGGGTTCGCGCTCGGTATCTACGGGATAATTGTGCGAGTTCTCGCAGGTGAGGGCGCAGATCTGGCGGTACTTTAGGTGCAATCGAGCGCGCTTGAGGAGTGCGTAGGGTAGGAACTGCATGAAAGAGCGAATGATTCGGCGCTTGAGGAATGGCCCTGCGCTGAGGGGTGGGGGTAGGAGCATTACGAACCCAGTAATGGACTGTAGTCTTTGCTTTCTCAGGGTTTAGTGAACGCCCAAGGGCTGCAAAAGACCAACCGTTATGATGCAATGCCGCAAGACGAGAGTGCATCTCGGGGATGGGAAGAGCCTCAAGAAAACGGACCTCATCTTGAGGCAAATGGGAGTCGAAACGCATAAAAGCACTCTACCGTATTTTTAATTAACGTACAGCACTAAAGTCGGACAGATCTTGTACGATTGTTGAAAGTGTGAAGCTTAAACGTTTAAGTTTTTTAAAAATTTTTCCAAAATTACGAAGCGTTTTTTAGAGGGGGGTGGGGGTGGCTACTTTATTGGACGAAGAGGAGAAAGTATGAACATTAACTTTATTTGAATTTGGTTGCTGAGTTGGCTCCGGGTACATTGGGCACTCTCCAAAAACGTTTCCTAAACTTTCGTCCGAAATCCGGACGGATCCGAAATCTTTGGCGTCTGAGACAACATGCCTATCCGACCATGAAATATCTCTGAGACAACCGATCAACCGATGACCGTTAAATTATGTGATCACAAATTGACAGGCAAATTGGCAGGCAAACAAATGAGCACTAACAGATTGACAGACATCAAACAAACTGACAGACAAACAAACTGACAGACAATCATCTGACAATCATCTGACAATCAAATGAGAGACATCAAACTGACAGACATCAAACTGACAGACATCAAACAAACTGACAGACATTGACAGACATCAAACAAACTGACAAACAAACTGACAAACAAACTGACAGACATTGACAGATAGACATTGACAGATAGACATTGACAAATTGACAAACAAACTGACAGACATCAAATTATGTATATACATCAAACATACATACATCTGACAGATATACATCAAACATACATACATCTGACATACATACATACATACATACATACATACATACATACATACATACCTACATCTGACCCATCTGGCCTACTACCTACTACCTACTACCTACTACTAGGGGGTGGGGGGCAGCCCCCTAGCCGTCCATAACCGACTCACCGCATCCGCATGACCCTGACATGTAGTTACCTAAGGCAACGCGCCTACATTGACCGCATCCCTCTTATGGCCTAGTGCCTATGGCCTATGACCTATGGCTAAGCCAATCCATTAACCGCATCCGCATCTCATGGCAGGCAATTGGGCAGGACTAGCCCCCCAAACATTAACCGCATCCGCATGAAATAATATATTCTTGTATACATAAATGCTTTAATTCATCTAGAATTGACAACCGCATCCGCATAGTATATTCTTATGTCATGTCGCAAGGGGCGGCAAAAGATAGGGGATATCATGAATACCGTATTAGCAGATCGCAAGGCTTTATTAGGAGACCGCATCTCTGGTGTAGTCATTACTTTCACAGATGGGTTCACCTGGTCTGGTGAGTTCAACGCAACCTACGGAGACCGCAAACTCACCGCGCTACTCGCAACATGTGATCAAGCCAAGGTCAGCGCGGTATATCTCCAAGTAACGAGCGATCCAACTCCAACTACCGCACTCACATACCCGCACATTACATTCTTAGATGAGGGGAGATAACCCCTAATCTCCAACAGAGCCCCCTACCGCAAGGTGGGGGGCTCTTCCACTTGACAATATAACCGCACTATGTAATACTTAAGACATGGAGCAAGGGGCTCCATACATCTCCTGAGAGGGGATCCCATGTCAAAGAAAATCAGAGCAACCGTATTGCTCCACTGTGATGTTGCCGAACGCGCAGAGTCATTCGAGCGCATAGTTTCAATCGGTGTCATCAAGGGTGGCCTAGCGTGGTGCTCCAATTGTGGACACCTTGATCATGACTATATCGTCTGGGACACTCCCGAACGTCGAACCTATACGCGCCACGCGGTTTAGGTCAAGACTTTGAGAGCCCCCTACCGCAAGGTGGGGGGCTCTTTCATATCCGCAAGCGCGCGACACGCTGAAATAAATAACTATCCGTTTGGACTTGACATACTTTCAGTACTATGTAATACTTAAGACATGGAGCAAGGGGCTCCACAAAAAAAGGGGACATCATGACCATGACCGCGACAATCTCACCCGCCACAGAGCGTCAAGTTTCATACCTTACGCACCTACTCAACACACGCACCGAGTTGGCCGAAATTCGCGTAGCACTACTGTCGCGCATTGAGTCTGGAACACTAGATAAGGATCTGGCCTCGCGTAGCATTAATCTGTTATTGCAAGCGCCTAAGATCGTTGTCGCGCCGACCGCGCCTCTCGAAGTGGGTATGTACCGCGTGAACGGGGACATATTCCGTGTGGTCAAGTCACGCGAGTCTGGCAACCTATACGCGAAGCGTCTCGATATGTTGGCTGAAGGTAACGCTCAATTTGTTTACGCTGCCGGTGCTATTCGCACACTCACCGCCGAGGATCGTATGACATTGGCCGAGGCTAAGGCGTGGGGCGTGGAGTTCGGTTTTTGTTGCGTATGCGCTGCCATGCTAACTAATCCCGTTAGCGTGGCTGCCGGTATTGGCCCCGTATGTGGGGGGCGCGTGTAGTCCTCTTGCCTAGCGCCCCTCACCCTCACGGGTGGGGGGCTTTTGCGTGAGCCGTAGGCGCGTAGGCGCGTAGGCGTGAGCGTGAGCGCGTGAGCGCGTGAGCGCGTAGGCGTGAGCGCGTGAGCGCGTAGGCGTGAGCTCGTGAGCGCGAGTAGACACGCCGAAACTAATTCCGCGTAGGTATTGCATTACCCTGCACTTTGCTGTACTGTCAGGCTATGCCCAACTCGGGGCGCACAGATAGGGGAATATCAAATGAGTCAAAATCTTAAGCCCGTTACATGGGAAGAGGCCGTTGCGAATAGTGGACGATACGCATGGGAGATAGATGCTAACGGTGAGCGTAAGGGGTACGGGAACAACTGGGGTCAGCCATTCATGTGGAAGCACTTTGACAAGAGTTACCCCGCTATCCGCTGGTGTAACGGGGTCTCAGAGGGTATGCAACTAATGGAGGGCTTGACGTTGGAGTGGGAGTGTGAGACCTCCTAGACATCAAGTGAAGCCCCTCACCGCAAGGTGGGGGGCTCACTCATGTATCCCCTAACTTGACATCAGATTAGGGCTACGCTACACTCAAGCCATGCACCAAGGGGGTGCAAGACAAGGGGCAAGACATGACAACCGAGATCAAGACCGAGACCGAGACCGAGACATGCACCCTATGTGGGTCAGCAAGTAGCCGATACTTTGGCAAGCACCTAGTGTGCTTCATCTGCTACGCGGATCTGGTCGAATAAATCAGCAACTAGGAAAGCCCCTCATCTCAAACATGGGGGGCTTTCACTTATAGTGCTACTAATACTAATCGGTTACGGTTGCCCCTGTATCTTTGAGCAGAGCCTTAACGGTGTCCATATCGGCTATACCTGTTACCAACAGTCCTGATGCACTCTGAAACGCTGACAGAGCCTTTACTGTCCCATCAGATAGCCATCCACGGAGATCTCCACGCGCATCCCCGTAGCCTAACTCTGTCAATCTATCTTGCACGACTGCCACGCTAATACTTCGAAGGGCGCGTGCTTGATATACAAGTGATCCCACTACAACATCCACGGATCCAATCGAGGACACTACCGCAACGGGCTTAGGCGGGGCAGGAACGGGCTTAGGAGCGACAACACTCTCACCATCACTCTTACTAGCTGGCACTACATTTAAGGGCGTAGGGGCAGGCTTAGGGCTTTCATTAGGTGTCGGGGCATCAGTCATGAGATTAGTATAAGCGTTATACGCGTTCCCTATTGGAGAGAATTGCAGACACTACGGCAGCCATACCAAATGCAATAGACTCTGACTCATGTCCTAGCACCGCAAGGACGACAGATACAACGGCGAGCAATGCCGAAACTACGGCAGCCCAAACTATACGCTTCATCATGATCTCATCCTAGCGTAGATATTCCGCACAGTAGGCACTTTGACGACTCTCGCCCGACCTGCATTCCTCTGGTGTAACGGCGTAGATAGCAGCACTCACTAGCCCTAGCAATGCCATAGCCAATACAATCTTGCCTCTGAGTGTCAATCGTACATCTTTCATGGTGTCCCCTATGTGTTGTCGTTGTGTTAGCACTATCCTACACTATCCAAACGATAATACCTAGCGCACCACGCTTAAAGTGTCATATACTCCTGTCATGATAGGTCACATGACATGGGACTACGCAATAACCGTAGGAATAGGTTTGGGAGCCTTTGCGCTAGGCGCAGCGATCCTGAGCATATTCTTGGAGATTGTTTGCCTCAGGCCAACCAAACGCAACGGCAAGTAACCGAGACTGCTACTAATATCTTTGTACGATAATAGTAACTGGATCCGATGTACCTGTATCGTATCTGCTTGCCGCTTGCAATGCCTCTTTGATCATAACCTTAGCACCGCTTAATGTCCTGGGCTTCTTGTTTAAGACATGCAACGCGCCTAATGCGTATGAGGATCCACTACCTACCGAATATAACCCCGTATCATCTCGAATACATTCATAGCCTCCCCCTACTTCATATAACACCCCGCGAACTGCAACAATAAATACTGAGTCATGCTCGTTGTCTTTGCCATAGAAATTATTATCAAAGCAAACTTTGAGAGCAGGAACAAAACGGGATACCATAAACTTATCCAGCCCCTCATCTGGGATCTTCCCTACAATCGGTGGCACGAATGTATGGGTAAGAATATTGACGGCGCGAACATCTCCTGCTGTCCCTATGAGAAACTCACCATTAGAAATCAACTTACTAAACGATGATGGCAATCGAAATTTTTTTGACTCCTCACTCACCTGTGAGTCAGCGCCCATAACAGCCCATGAAGATCCTTGAACTCCAATAATGGTTGTCACCCTATGACCCGGACTCCGGATACCACAAAACATCTCTCAACTTAGAATCGTAGATATCTCCTCTCGAATTATGCTTGTCATGAGAAATGTCCTCGTCATTAAGTAGCGCATCCAACGATAGTACGGCTGTGTATTCAGGCTCATCGAACATAATGACGATCTTTGTTTCTCCTGTGTCTGGGTCATCGACTATTGCCGCGTAGAAGGGGGCAGCGTGACCATTACTGTGAAAGGAACTCTGAACGATCTCGATGTTAGACATGTGAATAGCGTACATCCAATCTGTATCATAGAAAAAACGTTTTTTCTCAGCTCCACATCCACAATAAAGACGGCTGACCTCTGGGAAGTATCCAGAGGCCAGCCTTCGTGGGTAAGGGGTTCCCACATCTAAGGAGCACGGAAAGGGGATTACATGCTACTACTTAGAAGTCAAAGTGTACCGCATCTATGGCATGTCCTCGTCCACGATACCTATCTGATTGGACTTTTCATCTATGTCATCAAACCCGTAATGCTCTGATAGGAATACGGTGGCAATCCTTATGGCAAAGTCCTCGTCCTCTTCGTCCTCGTAACGTAGCCCCTCATCTAGTATGACCGTAGTTGTCAGCGCAAAGTAGTCACCTACAAACATGACCGTTTTCGTACTTTCTATGCGATCTACCATTTCACTCACCTTCACAATCGAAGTCGGTTACTCTACAAATCGCACAAACCGTTCCCTTGCAACCTGTTTTGTTATGGAGAGGGCAGTTGATCCAATTAACCCTCACCTCACAGTGGGTTATTACACCGTAGAAGTCTTCACCATAATTTTCTTTATTAAACTTTCTCATTTCACTCACTCTCCCCCTCACCTATCTGTGTTGTCTTTAGTAGCATGGCAAGTTTTTCCTCGCCCAATCCTAGAGCCGTCCAAAGACTGAGAAACATTATCTCCGTATCCATTTTCATGGAGAGCATCATCATAAGATTACTTTGATCTTCCTTTGCGGTATCTCCGATCTCTTCGATCTCATGGTTTAGTGTGCTTAGCAGCCCACCTAATGCCGTAGCAAGTACGCTTACCTCATCTTGACTGAGCATGAGTCCTAACTCTTCTGCGCTGTTCATTTGAAGTCTCATTGTCTTACCCCTTCTTGTAGTTAGTAGCAAGCAGTAGAGGGAGGGTTCTTCTGCACCTCCCACTACCGTGAACTTATTGTCCCCTATCTGTGTTCTGTGCCTAGGGGATTATGTCCCTTTGGCTGGCGGTTTTGGAGTATCCCCACCCTCACTCCTTTACTTAAATCATGTGACTCACTCCTTAGTTGTTGTGTTGTTAGTACAATAATATATGACATTACTTTGTTTGTCAAGTGTGCCCTCGGAGGGAATCGAACCCCCAACCTACCGGGTAGAAGCCGGTTATTCTGTCCGTTGAACTACGAGGGCGTGAGTGTCGTGCTACTACTTAGTAGCACTCCACTTCACTACACAATATGATCTTAGACTTTCCGATACTTAATCGGACTAAAGGCTTCAGATCCACCATTGGTTTTCTTGTACCCATAACGCACTAGACGACTCTCGATACCGCAAGGCAGCACGTCTAGCAACTTTCCTAAACGGTACACACTTACGCCTTCTACGGTATGCGCGTGCCAAATTAACCCGACATACTCTTCAGCCTCTGCTCTGTTGTGGCTGTGATTAAATCGTACCTCCGCAGCGAGTGGCTTTAGTTCTCTTAGTCGTGCCAGAGTTTCGTCACTAGGCATAGGTCTTGGGGCAGCCCTAGGCTTTTCAATGCGATCTGGTAAGTCTGGGACTGGGAGAGAGTCAATGCCATGAGTAGTTACATAGTCCCAATAAGGATTAGTGTCAGAAACACTTGGATGCACGCACTGACGTACTCGCTCACGTGAGAGATCTCCAGCAGCGACTGCAACAGAGTTATGCGTCCATCCATTCATTACTAGACGTAGCATGTAGGAGTCTCGCAAAGATTGTGGTTCACCTGAGATCTTATTAAAGGCGTCTGCTACCTCTACTGGTAGATAAGACTTTCGTTTAGTTTTCATTATTATTAGTATTCCCTCTATCTCTTAGTAGCGTAGGTGGCGAGCACCTGCGTGGCTGTCTATTTAACTTTACCTTACTTTACTTTACAATATATTTAATTGCAAATCTGACCGCGTATCGTGGCTCTCAGAAAAAACATTTTTTCTAAGCTGGCGGCAACTTAGGGGCGCGACTCTCGCCACGCCCCCTCGCTACTAATACCTACGCCCTCACAAGTCTGGCCTCGTTCCTTGGCAGGTTTCGCAATGGTGCGTCTCTGTCTGCCCACACCTTCTCTGTAATGCGGTCGTTAATCTCTGGGTGAGTCTTCAAGAATGCCCAAAGCTCTGTATCCTCTTCGAGGTATATCTTTCCGCGCGCTTCGTCTATGTATCCGTATCCTGTCCCACAATCAAATGCTTCTGGGAATTCTGCTAAGTCTACCTCTAACCAACCATGTCCAGGATCTGTGATAAATATCAATGGTGTTGTCATCTCTTTGTCACTCTCTCTCTTAGTAGCATGAATAATGGGAACATAAATCATCTCGCTCACTCCCCCTCTTTCCGACAGGGGGGGCAAATTGCGTCCCCCTCATTATTGGTGCGTAGGTTTGAGTAAAGATACTCATTGGTGCAGTATCCGCAGGTCTCCACGTAATCTTGAGCCGGTGCCATGATGTCCCCTATCTCTGTGCCCGTGTTGGCATGTCTTTAGTCTACATTAGTCATCTGACAATTGCAAGTCAAACACACATTTTGCCTGTCTCTCTCTCTTAGTAGCATCGTCGAATGAATATGATCCCCGCGCCGAATCCCATTAGAATCCCCGCAAGTACCGCTTGGGCTATCTCCACGATCACCCCCCTTCGCAATCGTGACCATACGCCCATTCTTGAGCGTCATCAAATACTGTCCACGTCCGCAAACACTCTACGCACTTAAACGCAATCGTGCTCCCTCTTAGTAGCATGATTATTTCTTCCACAATTTATTGTGGCAGTGCCGGCAACGCTCTGTGTATTCCGGCTGAATCTGAATCGCAGGATACATATTGCAATCCTTGCAAAGTGTCTGTGTCTGTGTTGTCATGATCTCCCCTTCTCTTAGTAGCACGATTAAACGAATAGTGCTACGAACAATATGAATCCGAACATGAGGGCGATACCGCCAATGATGTCCACGCCTGTCAATGGGCGTTGGTTGCGTGATGCGCGACGTGCGCGAGCCTTACTCTTTGCTGAGCGACGCTTTGCGTGGCCTATGGTTCCGAGTATCGCGCTATCTGGCATGAACCTCATTTTGTGCCCCTCTCGCTCGTTTGTGCTTGTGGTGTAACAATATCACAATGCACTGACATATGCAAACTGAGAGCAATCTTTGCGTGTCTTTCTTAGTAGCATATAAATCGTGCTACTAAAGTGTAGGGGGAGAGAATGTCAGACATGCACTCTCTCCCCTTGACTAGGATTAGTTACCGCGCGCCATAAGCGCATTACCAAACCGCGTGACTTGCAACGTAATGGCGATATTCTGAATCTCTTGCGCGCTCTCTAAACTTAACTCTGTTTCGTAGCCCTCATCATCAGGCTTACCTACGACAACGATATTACCCATGATCACGTCGGTCTGACCATATACGCTCTCCCAAAGCAGCGTGCCCACTTCATTGAGAGGTAGGCCAATCATCTTGCCCTCTTCATTGAGATAGAAATCAAACTCTTCTAACCGTACCGCTTCGATATATCCGCCGACCTCGCGCTGTAATTGTGCCAGCCCGCCCTCGCGTGGCAGGTCAATCAGAGTTGTTTCTAATGTCTCTGCGTTCACTGTCAATGCCCTCATGCTGTGTCCTTTCATTGATCACCCCCCTTGGAGTGATAGATAAATTACATCATGAAAATAATTATCTGTCAAGTCTGACCGCGCGGCGGGGATGTCAGAAAAAACATTTTTTCTGGTTCCTCGAAACTAAACGGGAGCCACGAATCTCCGCGACTCCCCTCTATTTTTCGCGTGCTACCAAAGTAGTCCGTGACTTTGCATGGACATAACCATGCCTATCAGCGTCCCAACTATGGCCAAGGATAGGACTACCCCTGTAATCGTCTTTGCTTTGTCTGTTGTCATGATGTCTCTCTCTTAGTAGCACACTGTTATGGTGTGGAGAGGGGGCGCGTGTCCCCCTCTCCGAGTCCTAATTACTTAGGCAACACCTTAAGGTAGGTGTCATGCTTGGTAGCAGCGGTCTTAGCGGTCTCAACTGCTTTGGGATCTCTGTCCATGAGCGTTGCCCAGATGTCGGGGTAGAGTCCCTCTAGTGCTTCGAGAAACCCATCTACGCTCACGCTAGTTGTTGCAACTTCTTTGACTTCACAGATGATGTCTCCCTCGACATTGAGGATAAGGCGCGCACGATCTCCCGTGGCAACTTTGATTGCAACCTTGGCAGCGTCCTCAGCCTTAGTGCACTCTCTCTTAGTAGCACGCATGTTACTCACTTGAGCGATAGCAGCGATAAGTGCGCTGTCTGCCACTACTGCGCCACGGTGCGAAACGCTAACCGTGCCCTTGTTTGTCTTTTTGATAGTCATCTTGACCCCTTCACTTTTGTACGGGCTTTCCGTATAAGTAGAACAATACACTAAGTGACTGACATGTGCAAGCCTAAACCTAAATTAGGTTCCGCGTGTTTGTCGTGCTACTAAGTAGATCTAATTAGTCCACATAAATCTGCGTAATCCGCGCACTCTCTGGCATGTTGTCGAACGTGCCCTGAACAATCTCTGCCAGTCTTTTGGGACTATGGCACTCAAACGTGAAAGTTTGTGTCGGAGCAATCCCCTTAGCCTGATCATGAATTGTTAATGTAACTCCAGTCATCTCGCTCACCCCCTCTCTTTAGTAGCACCGCTGTAACCTTATCCATAGCATCATGGCTAGTTCCACCTATGTGCCAGTCATAAACTTCATGGAATCCAACCGCGCCCATTTCGTAGCGTTTCCAGTCATAGATAGTCGCGCATGTTCCATCATCAAACATGATGCCCCACTCTGTCATGACTTTTTCGTCATTGTCGGTGCTGTCGTACAGAGGTGCGCCAAACACCTCTTCGATACGCGCTCTAGTTATGTCTATGCGCCCCTGTAAACATGTCCCATTGGCGTAGTCCAGACTCATGTCGAATGCCATATCACTCGCCCCCTTCATTCTTAGGGGCAAGTGCTAACTTTTGACCGTGCCCCACGCCCAATTTCCCGCAGCCGTATGAGATCCAATGATCTAGGCACATGTTCGCCCACGCACCCATAGTCGTGCGCCCGTCAATCTTTGCTTCTGATCCGCACCCAAAGTCACAGAATGGTCGGACTGAAACTACTGTGACTGTCCCTTGCTTTGGCATATCTCCCCGCCCCTTTCGATCCGCGTATTTCGCTGATCATTTTGTGCTACTAAGAGAATACATTAACTTTAGTGATTATGCAAGTCTGGCGAATAACTTGGCACTTCAGAAAAAACATTTTTTCTGGTCGCAACTTTCTCCTGCTACTTAATAATTTCGTTCACTCCCATGACTCACCAGCGTACGAAGGATCAAAGTCACTTGGCGCGTTGCGTGGATAACGTAGTCTGATCTGCTCGTCGCGCTCTAGTGCTTCGCCCCAGTGATTCTCGCATCTTGCAATCTCTACACCCGTACCTGACAGAGATTCGCGGTATTCCACTGTTCCCTTACATTTGTCCGTGTGGTCTTGTAGGCAAGTCATTTCGTTTCCCCTTCTCTTAGTAGCATGATTAAATATCTAGCAGCGTTATCGCGTAGCGATTGCCTGCTAGTTTGTCCTCGCAACCTTGGCAGCCCTTATTCGAGAAACCCAGATCCGTGTTTGTCGGAATAATTGTGGTGGTCGTATCGCCTGCAAACTTTGACAGTGGCTCATGCTCTGGCTCACAGCCTAATTCGTGCGCGTCGTATCCAGCAGCAGACATGACGCAATCTAGGCAAACTGCATATTCTGTCTCAGAAAATTTTATGCTCATGATGTCCCTCTTTCTTAGTAGCACAATGTAATTGGTTGGTGGTTCTCGCACTCGCACAGTTGAAACTTTATCGCGTAAAGAGCGAGTGAGTGCCAGTCAGGTGCGCTAAATGTTTCCAGTGGCTGAGTCGCGCACATTATGGCAGGACTCTTGAAATTAGTTACCGTGAAACCAGCGGAAACAATCGCCGTGTTCTGTGCTTGAGTGATGCTCATCTGATGTCCCCTATCTTGACCGCGCTTTGCGGTATGTATCCAGCGTATCAGTACTCTCTGACAAGTGCAAGACTGCCTGCTACTAACTAGACTTAGACTCATTAACTGCTTTGCGCTCGATTTCGGCGCGTGATCTGTTTCGTTTCGTGCGCCTGTCGGCAAAGCGTGGCGCGTGAGTATTGAGCGCGAAGTTTCCGGGCGCACCTACCCCGTACAAGGTGCGCCCCCTGTCCTTCTTAGTAGCACGATTAGCCATGATGCAAGTCTACCTTAGGTATCCGCGCACTAGACTCTGTTGCTTCGACGTGGTAACGCTGTACTTAACCTCTGGTACGCGCACCGTGTCACCGTATGCCCATGCAATCGGCGTGGCATACGAATAGATTACATAAACGCTGTCAGCATTGTCTTTTGCGCGTTGAATGTCGGCGCGTAGGACGCTTGCGTCATGGGTTGGGAGTCGCCCTAATGAGGCGTATTCATTCTGGACGTACTCGGCAGTCATGCTGTTGCCGGTAAAGATTTCGCGCTCGGAGATCTTGCCCTTAATGCCCGCGTAACTTAGTGCCATGATGTCTCTCCTTCGTTGTAGGTGATTGTTTGTGCTACTAAGAGAATACGCGAACTCGACACTAAGTGCAAGCCTAAGCAAAAAAAAAGAAAGGTCTGTCCAGAAAAAACATTTTTTCTGAGCGACCGGCGCAACGGGGAAGGATTTCTCCTTCCCCTGTCGTGCTACTAATCAGGTGCTTGGGATTTCTCTTGCTCTTGATCCCATAGATTCTCGCGCTCCGCGTCTATCCGCATCAGAATGTCTGCAACTGTCGGCGCGGTATCGAAGTCCAGTCCGTCGTGAATGTCGCGCTGTACTCCGAATGGCGATTCATATTCTGTTTCTGCGAATACAAACGTCATTCCGTCACTCATGACCTGCATCATGATCTCCCAGACTTCGGATCCGTTCTCGATCTCGAAGTTCACTCTCTTAGTAGCAACTGCATATCCGTTCATTTCAACCACCCACTTCTATCGCGCCTGCAACCAACATGATCGCAAGGATCCCACCTATCGCGCCCGTCAGCTTGACGGTTGCCCATACTCTTAGTAGCACGTTTTCTCCCTTCTCCGTGAGAGTCACCGTGTTCACCACCCCTCATCTTTCATCTGTTCGTAGCGCGCCTCGCCTGCATCTTGACGGTAGGCCTCATCAAGTTCGTCCATTGTTGAACACCAACTAATCTCACCGCACTCATCACATACGGTCTCGCCTTCTGTCCAGTCCACGCCGTGATCCTCTTGCACCGGCACAATCAAGTTGTAGACGACTGTGGAAACGTCTGTTTCAGATTCTGCGCGGTCTTTCCGTAGGCACTCTGTGCATACGCCTAGGTCTCCTCTAATTGTTAGCACCTCTACGCCGTCATACTTAGTAGCAACTAAACCAAACTCCTCGCGCAGATCCTCGCGCACTTTGTCCGTGATTAACCGATAGTTGTCTAGGTCGGTCTTTGTTGTTTCGTACCTGCGACTCATGATGATATCCCCTCGCCCAGCAAGTCCTTAACGTCCGTTAGTGCTTCGCGCTTGCCTTTCATTGACCGCTTGTATGTCTTGCCGGTTGCTTCCTCGATAATCGCAACCGCGTTTCGTGATCCGTTGCGAGTGAGTTCCATCGCCCCGTTGCTCTTTAGATACATGTCCAGTGCTTGCATGGAAACGAATAACCGTATCCGACTGCTTTGTGGATTCAAGATTGTTGTCATCTGGTGTCCTTTCGTAGGTGGTGTGTCCAGTTTATCAGTTCTGACCGACAATGCAAGCCTGCCCCCTGCGCGCCGTGTCGTGCTACTAACCGATTGTGAGAGGATCCCGATTGGGGATCCCCTCACGCTCCGATTACTTCGGCATAACTCTGTAACTCACTCCCTCTTTAGTAGCAGCGACCTTGGTCAGTTCGATCGCCCTGGGGTCGGAGTCCATGAGTACCGCCCACTCTTTTGGGTACAGCCGTTCTAGTTCGATGATGAAGTCATCAAGTTTAGTTGTTTCGGCAACAACTTTGATGATCTCGCAAATTACGTCCCCGTCCTCATTGAGGATAATTCGAGCGCGGTTCCCAGCAGCCTGCTCCACTAGATCCTTGGCGGTCTTTTCTTTGTTCGTGCATTGCTTCTTAGTAGCACGCATGTTGCTGATTACTGCTACTGCTTCGGCTACCTCGCCGGTTGCAACCAGCGCGCCCTTATGGGATACCGATACGGTTCCCTTGTTCGTTTTGCGTATAGCCATGTGGACTCCTTGCTCATCACCACGGGCTGTCCGTGATGTGTTCAGTTTAGCAAAGTAGAGTCCAACATGCAAGCCGTTATCGAAACTTGATCGCGCGCCGTGTCGTGCTACTAACGTCAGACAAGTCAAACCCCCCACGCCTAAACATGGGGGGTGACTTTGTGCGCGTGCCGGACACGAAGGGGACAACCTTCTTAGTAGCACGCGCTACATCTTGCGCGCCGTTGCGCTTGAGATCGCTTTTTCACATGCAGCACCGATCTTGTCGGCAGCAGCCGTTGGGCTAAACCTGCCGGATAGTACGACCGCGTTGTCACCAGCCAATGCCCTAGCCGTTGAACCTTCGTCAAACGGTAGCCATACAACCGCCACGCCCTGTTCAGCGCACCGCTTGACCCAGCGTTGGGCAGCGACCGCCTCGTCCCTGACATAGTGACCGTCACTAACAACTACCAGCAGTCTTGCACCCTCGCCGTTTAGCAGGTTGATCGAACCGTCAAGAGCAAGGAAAGCGTCATTAAACTTTTCGGTTGCGTCGGAAGCGGTATAGACCTTGACCTGATCCATGCGCTCGCCGGGTCGAAGTGTGGGGAATACCGTGTTGCCGTAGTAGACCATTGCAGCCTTGCCCTGAACACGGACGGCAGCCTCGCTCAAGACATATGCCGTAGTTGCCATTGGCTCCATAGCGTCGCCCATTGAGCCGGAGATATCCACCATGACTCCGATAGTCAATGTGGGTTCGTCCGTTTGTTTGCGAACCTTCTTGCGCCATGCCTCTGGTTGTGTCATCACTCCGCGCGATTTCATGGCAGCACCTTGAACCGCTGTTCGTGCGCGAAGCCGTCCGGGTGGAGTAATGCTTGACACCTTGGTCACATCACGGTCGCGGTACTTTGCCTTCTCCAACTTAGTAGCAATAATTGTTGCAGCGATCCGTTCATCTGACCGTGGATTTCGGGTCTCTTTCAACGTAGAGAATGTTCCGGCTCCAACAACTTCTGCCGTACCAGATCCAAAGATTTTGCTCGCCATTTCTTTGGCATCTTTTCTCTCTTTGGATTTGTCTGACTTTTCTTTGACAACTTCTTCATACTTTTCCATTGTCTCCGCGTCGCCAAGTGAGTCACTGTTACTAACGGATACGTTGTCGGCAGCCTCGTTTAATGCGTCCATAAGATCTTCCATAAACTCGTTGCCTTCGCCTTCGCCTTCGCCTTCGCCTTCGCCTTTGCCTTCGCCAGAGTCCGGGGAACCTTCGCCTTTTTCCTCTGCTACCTCGCGCACAATCTTTGCCCACTCAATCGCAATCGGGTACATATCGGTAGCGTCATAATGATAGCCATGCCTCTGTGCCTTAGTAGCAAGATCGCGCAACTCTGCAATCACATCTAGCCCTAAGTATTCGTCAATCAAGTCCGTAACTTTTGCGACATCTCGAAACTTTAGAATCCCAAGATCAACACGCGCCCAAACTAATGCGACCAGTAGGGCAGCCTTCTCTGTGCTACTCATCTCTGCAAACTGTTCGCCAGCGTCTGCGATAACAATTTCCATAGCGCAAGTCTCAAGGAAAGGCTTTGCTTTTGGATTCGACCGAATACCGTGTGCTTCGATCCGACTTTCCTCTAGCAGCATCAAAGCCTCAAACTCATCTTTCTTTAGATCTTTTCGTGCCTCTAGTAGATCCCACTTTGAGAACTTTGCATGAAAGGCTTCGTGCAAGATCGCACCGACAGCGCGTGGAAACTCGTAGCGTCCTGACCGCGTAGTCAAGTCAATGTCGGCAGGCTCTACGCCATAACCGAAAGCAACGTCTACGTTCACCTCAACCTCTGCGCTTGCAGGTATGAAACATGCAGGGGCTTCTCCACCAGCACCAGATCCAACGTAGGCAATAATGTCTGACCGATCTGACCACTCATTTGCGAGTGCGCCAACCTGACTGCCAACTCTCAACCACTTAGGGTCTGTCATCTCTGCGCGTGTTCCGTCAATTTTGTAGTGTCCCATTTTGTGTCCTTTGTTTAGTGTCCGATTACTTATGGAAAGCGTATCACCATGCTACTAAGAATGGAAGGGTGGGGGAGTCAGCACCTACACCGACTCCCCCGATCTGCCAGATCGAAGGATTAGATCTTGGCAGGCTTGCACTCACTACCGAACGCTCGCGTCAGTACGTCAGCGACGACTGGGCGGTCAATTTCGGGTGCAGCAGCGAGTAGGTTTGATATGGCGAACGGGACTCCGAACGATACGGATATATCGCGGAAGGCCAGTAGTTCGCGCATTTGTGGAGACCATGAAACTTCGTGGCTCGCTTGCTTCTTGGCTAGATTCTGTGCAGCCGTCACCATAGTGGTGCTTACGCCTAGTTTGCGTGACAGACTCCAATCTGTTGTCATCTCTGCCTGAATAGTGAACCGCGACAGCAAAGCCTCTGACAACCGAACGCCGGGTGCGTTTGGGTTAGTAGCAGCGATTACATAGAACTCTGGGTGAGCCTTGACTGTGCCTCGCTCTGGGTTTGCGGTGACAGTGATCTCGCGCCGTCCGTCCATGAGTCCGTACACAATGGAGAGAACCTTCGGATCAATGAGTCCGACCTCATCTATGAAGTAGACTCCACCAGTTTCGGCAGCCTTTAAGAGATCGCCGTCCAACCACTCGAAGCCACCACTAGGTGTCTGAATATATCCACCGATCATGTCTGCCACTTCGGTATCGCCAGTCCCCAAGATCGTGTAGATATTATCACCGAAAGCAGCCTCAACTAGTGCAGTCTTTCCGCAGCCGGGTGCGCCGTAGAGCAGCGAGAACATTGGAGAGCCGGAACTTTCTGTGAAGGCTTGCGCCGTAACTTCACGCGCCTTGCGTAGGGCAGCGACATCTCCATGCTCTCCCCATTCGCGGGTGTGATAGATCATTCCATTAGGTCGCAGATATTCGGTATCTGCATCTAATGACTCAACGGTGGGAAGTGCCTTTGGAGTCTTTGGCTTGCGTGTCCCATTTGCAGCACGTTCGACGTACCGACCCTGTGGCAATACCTCTGATGACAATTTCATAGCAGACTCTGGTACGTCCATTTGTGCAGCGACTTCGACAACCATGCTCCAGAACTTTGTTGGCTCTGAGACTGATCCGATATTTGCAAACTTTTCTGATAACATTTTTTTATCCTTCGGCTCGTTGCTACTAAATAGTGGCAAGTGTAGGTGTTGTGGTTATTTCTTCATTTACAACGTCAGTTGGATATCCCGGAATCATTAGACGGGATTGCGTGATGCGATAAAGCAATTTGGTAGGTGTCTTGTTTATGGAGATATGATCCATATCCATTTTGGAGACCTCAACCAGAATTGGATCTGCTACTAAGAACCAATCTCCGCGTGCCAGTTGCTCGAACAATGACGAGGCGTACCTCATGCGATTGTCGCAGTAGATCTCTTTTAGAGCGTCTACGTTTGACCCTGCGTAGGTTGTAATTGGGTCAGTGGTAGATAGTGTGCTGAAACGCCATTGCTTGCGTGGTGTAGATAGGCTGATTGTTCGGCGCACAATGTGCATCTGAACCTTGTCGCCTGCTGTGTTGCGTCCGTCAGGAGTAACAATAACCTGCGTGGTGGTGCCGGGGCGTACAAACTCGCCATAAACGGCGATCCCCTGAACTGACTTAGTAACGTCCATTTTATTTCCTTCTGTCGTTTAGTAGGTGTTTTCCTTACAAGAGCAAACTTACAGGTTATTCGAGTACTTGTCAAATCTATATCGAAGTTTGCGTGTTGCTACTAAGTAGATACGCAACTTTGCTACTAAATACGAAAGTCCCCACCTCACGGCAGGGACGATCATATAAATCGTGCTACTAAGGAATATCTATTCCCAATTTCTGGAAGTAAGTATTGTAGTCATCTGTTCGACCACCCTCAATCCAATCGGAGATCGTTCGACCGGCAGTAGGGCGCAACTCATCTGTCACGCCATCTAGCAACTCGAAGTCAAGGTCTGTCCATGCAGACGTATCTACAACGGTGAGACCTCCTGCATTCCCGTAGTTCCCGTCAGTTGCGAAGTAAGTAAGTGATGTCACGTTACTCATATTAGTGCCTCCATTTCTATTTCGTTTTTGTCAATTATCATATTCGGATCAAACTTAGTCGGGCAATCATCAAACGGAATATCATCTTGATCTTCTGCATCTTCGCAATAGCAGTAGTCGCGCCGTTTCATTGTGTCCTCATGTGTCTCTGGGATATCCCACGAATCATTGACGACAATCTCCCCGCCCGTAATCTCTAAGTCCTCACCGAAACCCTGCTCTTCTTCCCAGAAGAGTGTCATGTTTAGCGTTGGGTATTGCTCTGCCAACTTAGCAAGTACGATAGTTGGTGGACTCCACGCCGTTTGGAAGTGGTAGGAAGCCTGACTCTCCTTCTCTCCGTGAGTTACTTCACTTGTAGCATCACAGGCTTCCCACTTAGTATTCCAGTGGGTGTTGTTCCAGCCGTACCAGAACGGATGTGCGCCTGCGCGACCTTCCATAGACTCGTTGTACTTACCCAAGTCCTCGCCTTCAGGCCGTGAGATATTCCAGAATGAGAAATCTTGATCTGTGACTACGGCATCTACCGCAATCATCTTGCCGTCTGCCCACTCAGAACCTTTTGTGGTGTAGGGGGCAGATACCTGCGCGACTAGGCGCGTGATCTGCTCTTTGTCTCCGGTAATGTTTAGGCTGTTATGAACCCAGTTTGGCATTTTGTTCTCCATCTCTTGTAGGTGTTTACCTATTATAGAGGTTTACTTTCACGCGGTCAAGCCGCGAGATCACTTGCTACTAAAGAGTAGACATTTTGCGGTTTTCCAAGATGGCCGCGCAATTTGTCTAAAGTTTCGCTGTCTGTTACCCACTCGAAGATCGTGCCGTCCGTGTCTTCAACTTCGATAAAGATTGGCATTGTCTACTCCTGGTTTCTAGTTTTTGTCGTTTTGTCGTTTGTTTTTTCGTGCTACTAAGAAAGGTGAGTCCCGCCAGAGGACGGGGGAGAACTCTGACGGGACTCGTTGTTGGGAGAAGGGGGGTTCTCTACCAACAAGATTAGAGGCTACCGAATCGGTTGCCCGTTGTCAAGCCGTGTCACCACGATGCTTGATATGTCAAACTCCAGTCCCAGCCCTCGCCGGTTTCTGGAAGTTCTTCGAGGATACGGTCTATACCTTCGATTGTGTCCTTCAGATCTTGAATATAGTAATCGTCAATTTCTGACCCACCGAAGAAGAACCCATCGGATGGGGGAAGCACCGTACGCGCATGAGTATCAAGAGACATACCTGCTGGAACACTCATAGCGTCTACGCAAAGATCGCGCAACGTAGTTATATTTTCACGGGTTACCGGAATTACTTGGCACTCGTCCTCGCCGCCTGCCAGTTCGTTGACAAACCAGCCGTGGATCGCGTTTGCCTTGCGCCAGTAGAGTGCGGTTACTTCTACTGTGACATATTTGCTGTTCGAATTACCGATCTTATCCAGCCCTGCCGCCGCCATAATTGCGTCGTATGAAGCGGATTCGGTGTCGTTGATATACGAGCCGAAGTTCTTACTTACTCTCAAGTACTGATCTAAACCCATTGTCTTGCTCCCGTCTTAGTGTAATGTCATTTGGTTGTACGGCGAAGGAGCGAGTCGTTAGGGGTCGCATACCCTCGCCGTACAAGTTCTATTATTACATTTTTTCTGGCGGTTGTCAACCTTCTAACTCGTGCTACTAAGAAACATCTCAGTCCTCTAGTGCTTCGTTTACTCTCTCACGGATTAGTTCTGTCATCTCTCCGTTTACGTTTTCCATATCTCTGTGCTCTCTAAACTCCATAAGTGCAACAGCGGTTTCCCATTGCTCATCGCTTAGCACGCCGTCTTCTGTCATACCGGCTCCGAAGGTCTTGTCCCAAGAAATCAAGAAGATATCGTCCTCCGGTTTGTAGTGGTCGTTAAGTTGCTGAATTAAATCTTTTACTTTCATTTCGTACTCCCGTCATTTGGTGGCAGTCCCTCTGCCTAAACTATTTTTTAGTCGCGCTGAATACTATGTCAGCCTTGCCGAACACACATAGGCGGCACCTACTACATGCCGATCCTTCGGTTGTGATTAATCCGAACGCCTGCGCTTTATTATTCTCTGGGCACTTTGCACCAACCTTGCCGGTGATCTCACGCATAACGGCTTGACCGTCTTGGAAATTATCGGCAAGCATTGCTAGGCGTATGCCGTAGGTCTTTCGTAGCATTGTTGCTATAGGCAAGTTTGCACTATCCGCGCTGAAATAGTTTGCTACGTTGATAAGTCCAGACTTATGTAATTCAACTGCAGCGAACGCCTGCCGAGTGTATGACCAGAATTGTATATCAGGATGACAACGGATAACTTCGATCCATGCTCGAGCGTAGTCAATGCTAAAGAAGTCGCCGTCCCAGTGAATTCTGAATATCTTTTTGGCGGAACGTTTCTCGCACTCTGATTCAAACTTGCAAATAACTTCATCAAGTAGGTTGACCATTGTGTCGAAATCCGCATCTTTTAGCAGGTTCCAGTTGTGCATCAGCAATGCGCGAAGCGAAGGAAATAACTTCTCTAGTTTGTTTGCGTAGCAAATCGAGCCGCACACATCAGTCATGCCTCCGCATGAGAATTGATCGCCTGCCGGTAACCCGAATGCGTTGTGCATAGCGGCTTGCGTGCCAGCTTTATTTACGATGTTGGCAACCTTGCGATCTTTGCTCAACTTAAGTCCTGTTGTCATGGTGTCCCCTTTTGTATGTGTAGGTGTTGTTTGTCTTTTGTCATTCCGTCTTTTATTATAGAACTTTATCCGACGGTTGTCAACCCGCCATCCTGGATCACTTTGGAATACTTTATTGACGTTGGGTAGCTGCCGAGCTTCAACTCAAGTTCGATCTCATGTATCAACATCTTGCTACTAACCTCAGTCAGTAGGGAGGAAACCGGATAGTCAAGTGCGGTGCATAGGGAACGAAGTACCTCGGAACTCGGTTCCTTCAGGCCGCGCTCAACTTCGGAAATGTAACTCATAGTTACATTGGATACAATCGCCATACTTCGCAAAGTCATGTCTTTGTCAACACGGGCGCGCCGGATCTCGGATCCGATGTAGTTTCTTAATAACATAACTTCTCCTGTCTAGTAGTCAAACTTCCCAACCGTGCTGAACTTCTACATTCTTTCTTGACGTTCCATCCAGGCCGCAAGCTCGCAACAAGCCCACAAGAAACCTATCCCAAAGAAAAAGACGGGTGCACCGGTTGCAATTAATGCGTATACGCTCACCGCTAGAAAAATAGCAATGTATTTATTCCACCTGAGCAGGCCGGTTCTGTAGATAGCGTTGACTGGCCATGCAAATATAGTAAAGATAAATGCTACCGCAACCATCCCTACATAAAAGGAATAACCGTCAGGCCGGTCTTGCCGTCGTATCCTCTCATCCGAACGTGCTCCGACTATCTGCCATAGTATCAATGCTTCAATCATTATAGAAGTCTTACACGCGGCAGGCCGTTTGTCAATCTTTACGGAAGATTGCTTTTCCTCGGGCGGAGATGTCATAGCTAGCATCGAACGCTGTATCTAATCCTGTTGATGAATCGCTCCAGGGTAGCCGCTTGCGGTCCTCGCCGGAAATCGAATTGAAAAACGAGACGGCGTATCTCTTACCAGCCGTCGAGTTGTTGAATGCTTCAACAACACAGTTTTCGGGAATGTCCGATTTAAACTCGACGAGCCACCCCGCCGACTTTACGTCTTTCTTTTTTGATACTGAGATATCTACGTAGCTTCTTTCAACATCCATATTGTTTCTCCTTGTTGATTACCTGGCGGATTGCATTTCTAGAATGTCTTTGGCGTATTCATCGAGCACAAAGTTTTTACTCACGAGGGCATCCGTTCTGAGCCTGAGAATCTTCTCGAGTTGTCTAATGTCTGTGAAAGTGGCCGTGTCCGGACCCACAGTACTTCCTAGTTCATCTTTAAAGGTCCAGGTTGTGCTGATGAAAAGACGATCTCGGTTGACAATAAAAACATACCTCTGTTCTGAATTTGTAGCATCGCCCCTACGGGTGAACTGAAGTATCTCTATTGGGTAAGACATTTCCGCACCTTAGCGCGCCGCTTTTATAAAGTCAAGTATTTTAGATTTAGGTCGAGCTCGAGACCAACTTCGATAAAGTTTCTCTGATCGGGCCGCAGCTGCAGCTCAAGCTACAAATCGTCGTTTCTCGGGTCTTCCTCAGCAGTAAACATAATATCTCCGTCTTCAGAGTCAAACGTAAAAGTTAACCCAAAAGGTCCATCTTCGCTACTTAATCCGTTGTACAAAGCTGCGGCAGCATTCGCTCGAGAAGTTACGCGGATGTGCTCCTGCCTGGTTGTGCACAAATCGACATCGTTGAATAGATGGGTAGCTAGGTCCCGGGCCGCTTCGAGAAGTTGTTCGGCTGTCACATCAATCACTGCATTGACTCCTCGTCTAGGTCTTCGAATTTTTCGATCGGTTCATCAGATGGCGTGCCAGGAGCTACTACTTCGGTAAAGTTTACGGTTGTCTGAGCTGCGGGCCCTGGTTCTTCCTCGTCAACTACTTCACCGTCAACTATGTCTGAGTTTTCTGCTTGCTCGGCTATTGCGTGGAGGCGGGCCGTCATTGAGAGGGCACCCTCAGCTAGGCGGGCGAGCCGTTCGGCAACAACCATAGATGCAGGCCGCGCCTCGGTTATTTCGATCTCAACATTAAGATCTTGTCCTCCTCGTATCCCAGCTCGGTCAAGGATTTCGGTGCTCGCTTTGAGGCGAACCGGTTCAGACTCAGCGTTTTCCATGAGGTCTTCGAGAACATCAACGGCATAGGGAGCGGCTTGAATAATCTTTCGACGTGCACGCTCGACGTCTTCTCCAGGCTTACGGTTATTACGTAAATGTACCCGGCACAAGCCGTCATCTTTCGGGCGTCCTGAACCCCACAGGAGACATCGGATACCGTCACTCTTTATCACACGGCAACGGTGTGGCAAGCCTTTAGGAGCGCGCCGGTTTGTTGGCGGGCCGCCAGCTTCTTGCTCGGCACGCCAGGCCTTAGTCGCGCCGATTACCCACGGTGGAGTAATTCTTATAGCTTTGTCCTCAAGGAGGAGCTCGAGACCGGTGCAGTAGTCAGAGTTTCTGTTTGTTGGGTCAACCAGGAGCGGTTTCTTCTCGGCTAGAGATAGTATCCGTCGTTCTTTCATTGCTTCAGCGGAGCGGGCCGCGATTAGTCCGGTGGGCACGCCGCTCTGGTCATAGACCGGTTGCCAGTTGAGCTTAGCTCGGCGTAGAGTAGAACGGTTTTCGAAAGTGTCCTCACAAACACCCCGTTCCATCTCTATAATACCTATATCGGATAGGTCGGGCCGCATGTCTAACGGTTCATCAACAGCAGGTTCCAGCGGCTCGGAGTCGTCATCGGGTGTGTTGTTGTTATCCGGGCCGCCATCGCCAACTTCGATACTCTTTAAGAGTTCAGACATTTCGTTATCTACTTGTTATTTTACGTTTTCAATAAAGGTTGTTTTCGGCTCGATTGTCTCGTCTGCGATAGACGGTCCAGGGTTCTTGCCGAAGTTAGCGGAACCTACGGATGAGAGAACGGAGAGCAGAGTCGCCGTTGCGGAGGCCGCGAGAAGTGCAGGCCAGTCAAGGGAAGTAATCCCTACCATATCAGTTCCGATAAGGGCAAGCAAGGCTTGTGCAAAAGTCTTGATGGCACGTTCGGAAGCTGCGATCCAGAAATTGTTGTTGAACATTACAGCTAGCTCCATTCTTTCGTAAAGTTTACGAAAGTACATCGTAGCGCAATTCCAGGACGTTTTTTGTCGAGTTTAGAGAGAGCGAGCAGCTTTTTGAGGATTTTATAAACATAAACTATAATAGACCCACTACTTAGTAGCAGATCTATTATAGAAACAAGATATATTTAGGCTTGCTCTTGATTATCAAGCCGTTAATTGATTTTATTAAAGTGACCTAACATCCCTGTTTAATCCGTTCGATTGCTCGCCGTAACCCTAAAGAATACAAAGTTCGATCGTCATCTCCAAGGTCAGCCTCCCATTGATTGACCATCTCCTGCATCATCTCAATGATCTCTTCTTCTCGCTTGGCAACTGCAACTCTCTTAGCCTCGTCTTCTTCCACGTTAGACCGCTTCACGGCAGGTTGGACACAGCAGAGCGTCATAGCCAGTGGCTTCCATTGAAGCGAAACCGCTTTGGGTAACAGGAACAGGATACAAAATTGCACTCTCCTCTTCGCAACGGTCACACACCAAGTCCACGATCCATTCCGCTTCTTTGCCAGATACAGCCAAAGCTGCTAGCCCTCTAGACAATGCGTGCATGGGGCCAGCGCCTTGAGTCTTTCTCAAGAACGGTCTGGTGTCTTCGACATCAATGACTGGTCGAATCCGTTTGCATGGACAGTCCATCTTTGAAGGTTTGCAGTTCACATGACCACCAAACTCTGAGTGCTTCATGACCCCATGACCACAAAGACAGATCCGTCCGTCCCTTTGCGCCGGGCGTGTCCGAAGCACCGAATCCATCTCCACTACTTCTTCGAGATCCATTCCCAGAGCAGCGAGGGCTGCGGAGGCGGTATTCATTTAGTGTCCCCATCTCCATCTTTCATCGTCTTGACAATCCGGTCGAACTCCGCTTCGGTTTTGACTGCCTTGCGAAGTTTATTATAGACCTGATTCTTTTGCTTTCGTGACTTTGCCATTGCTCCAATGATGCCAAAAAAGATCATCGCTACCGATAGCCATACCACAATCCAAGCAGCGATCATTGCCGTGTCCCATATGCTCAGTTCCATCCTCATACCTCTCAGTTCAGTCCATTGTCGGATCGTCGATCCATGCGTTTCTTATTAAAGTTTCTACGGCTACCTGTGCATCCAGACAGGCAATATCGTGCCAGTTTTGGAAGTCGTCACCTTTAGGACCGCCACCTGTTTCATAGTCAGGGAACCATGTAGCAAATAAATTATTCGCCACCTGTTCGACCATCGCTCGTCTTCGACCATCGGCATTAAAGAATGCCGAATCCCTATCAACAATCTCAGAAGATCTTAGTTGAATATACTGCTCTTTGCTCATAGGTCCCACTCAATCCAAATCGTACCTTCATGACCTTCAATAGCCTCCACCGAGATTATTCCCATGCCATGAATAGTTGTTGTTGGGTACTCTCCTAACCAGCGCAGGACCACTGTACCGTCGGGAAACTCTACCCCTAAAGCAACAACTCCTGTCCCATTGAGGCCACTGACATCAATATTTTTAACTAACGAAAAGGTCTGACTTCCCTTGCGTTCGCGCACCGTTACCATTCGTCCCTGTTCATAAGCGCGCTGTAACGTCAGTTGCGCCTTATCTGCCTCTCGCGCAATGACTACCTCTATTACATCACAATTGCACTTTCCTGCAAGATAGTGATGAACCTTGTATGAACACAGATTGTCGTGAACCTTATCCATTGGTCTCTCCCGTCCCTTCTTCGTTAACCGACTCCAAAGACATCACCTCAGTTGAGACTCGCCAATCATAGAAATTTCCATGTGTAACTCGAAAGTACATTCTTTTCCCAACCATAATCGGTCCCTGTATTTCAAGTGACTCAGAGTCAAAAGCCATTACATCATAGAAATTAAACCACTCGAGATCTTCGTGCATAGCCCCTCGTCCCTGTGCAGGAACTCTCTTAGCTTTTCCTTGCGCAAGATCAATTAGGTAGTAGGTTCCGTGTTGGGTCATCGCTTTGGTAAGCATTTTAATCCTCTCCTAGACCTTCTGCATCCAGCGGGGTACAGACAGTCACCTTTGTCCCACATGAGTAGCACGTTCCTTCTGTGCCCCACGCAGCAACATCATAAGTCTCTTCATCAAAAAGCATCGGAACTAAGATCCAGCGGTCTCCGCATATCGGACACCCAGCAGTAGGAACTCCTGAAGCATCTACTTCCGCAGACTTCCTAGATATTAACTCTTTGTATTCAAGATCAATATCAGATTGAAGACCTCGAGCCAGATCTACTCCCAAGGATATCTCTCCAGAGACTACCTTGTCAACTACTTCTGCATGGCCCTGCGCTGCCTCATAGCGAGTAGCCCAACGGAAACACTCTATCTCAAGGTAATCATTCTCTGGGAAGACCATCGTCTCATATATCAGCGGTCGATCTCCTGTCGCTAGCTCATCTGAAAAAGAAAGTCCTATCCAAATAGTTGAAACTACAACTCCTTGGTCCGGCAGGTTCATCTTCGCCACAATTCGATCCGGACTCCCAAATAGTTTGCCCCACTCTTTCTCAGAAATCGTCTCACCGTTCAGCCCGTAATAGAGGATCATGCGCTCACCCTACATCCGAAGTAGAAACAAGTCAACTAAAACAGCTATTTTTAGCGAAAGACATTTAAAGTGGACCTTACTTACCAATACTCTATGTTTCTACGTCGTCTATTAGTACCTATATAAATCCACGAACAACAACAAAAACTATACTTCTATATCAGCTGTCGCTAATATGAACTATTTTCTAGTAGAGCCCATAGGCGCGCGCGTACGCGTGTACTGTAAAAATAGTTCATATTGCATACAGTTGATATAGATGAATGGTTTCCACTTACACCAAACAACAACTTACATATATTTTTTCCTGCTAGTAACTCACTAATTTGTACTTACACCTATCTCACGCAAACTCATCATTTGACGTAAGTAACTTTTTACCCTACACACATCCATATCCGCCTCTAATTCTTTAGTTGAATGGTCCCACTTAAGTCTAAAAAACGATGATTTTCTATCATATAGCTTCATCAATAATAGAACTACTAGCCACAAATAAAGAGCCTAAACAACCCCGGATTCTTCCGCCGCCGCAACCGCAGAAGGGGAGACTCTCTACAGAAACACAATGAAAGTGTTATGTTTTTGGCAACAGGGACACCTCAAAGTTTTCGATAAAAAGTAATAAAAATCCGATCTACCTTGATAAACCAAGACATTCTGCTGTATGATTAAAAGATGACCAAAATCATTACACAGATTGTAGAGGAGTAAAATGAGAGTTTCACAACGAAGGCTCAAGTACAAACTCAAGAAGTACGGAGTTCCCACAAAGTTCATTGACGGCTGGGACTCCAAGAAGATCAACGTTTACGGAACGTCCCCGAGTGTCGGCGTAGTTCTCCACCACACGGCTGGCATGAACTCCCTTAACTGGATTGTCAACGGCAACCCTTATGCTCCAGTGCGCGCATGTCACTTCCTAGTTAACCGCGACGGTACCGTTGAAGTTGTATCAGGTACCAGCGCCTATCATGCTGGTTCAGGCGGACCTGTAATTTTCAAAAGAAAAACACTTCCCGACGTTACCGTTCCCAAGGATCAAGGTAACGAGTACCTGTACGGAATCGAAATCGAATCCCTTGGTACAACGGCAGCCATCAACGGAACTAAAGGTGGCATGACCCTCGAGCAGGTGATATCTACAGCTTTGCTCTCCGCTGCGTTACTTAACGCCCTGCGCCCATTCAACCTGTCGTACCCAGTAGGTCGAGTGATCCGTCATCAAGATTGGACTACCCGCAAACCCGATGTCAAGCAGGACCTCAATTGGTGGCATGAAGTTATCGGGGTTGCGCGCCGCAACAAAACAGACTCAGAGAAAACGCGTAAAGAGATAATTTCCTTCATAAAAGCCAATCCAAAAGGCGTCTTGGTTGTAAAACCCAAACCCACACCCACACCCACCCCAACGCCAGAACCGATTATTGTTGGGAAGATTCCAAAGTCTGACCCACCAGCAGTAGTAGTGTGCGAAGTGGTTCCTGCCAAAGCAGCGCCAGCACCTAAGCCGAAGCCAAAGCCAGTTGTTAAATTAAGCGATCTCAAGCCACGGCAGAAGAACGCTTCGGTCGGTACGGTACAAGCAGCCCTTCAAAAAGAAGTTGGGCTAGCCAAGCAAGTCTCTCCCGTATTTAATGCTGCTACTAAGGCAGCGTATGCCAAGTGGCAGAAAAAGCTGGGTTACACAGGCGCAGACGCCGATGGCCTACCTGGTAGAGCTTCACTTATAAAGCTAGGAAAGAAAAATGGTTTTACCGTGAAAGCAACCTAAACAAATAGCCCCCCTAAATCTTCCGCCAAGAAGATAGGGGGGCTATTTTTGTTGTCTTTGATCAGACCAATCCACCACGAAGGATATGACCAATATGTTAAAACATCAATTTACCCAAGTAGCAGGTAGGGCCAGTATAGCCCTAATTTCAGCCTCTGTTGTCGTTATGCTTTCAGCATCTTCACTAGCAACTTCCACGGCTGTTACGTCAGTCCCAAGCGACGCCAGAGGAGTAGCTTTTACTACCGCTATGGCAGTTACCTCGGTCCCTACAGTTGCTCGAGTTCAGATGCCAACGGTCACTCGGAAGTATAAACATCCGTCCATGCACGGATATAAGAAGAGCGTCTACACCGGCAAGTTCTACAACAAATCTCAGGAGCACTTTCGAGAGTGCGTAATGTTTCGAGAATCGAGACACACATATGGGGCTACCAATTACCCAACCTCAACTGCTGCTGGCGCATATCAATTCCTGGATCGAAGCTGGAGAAATGGACTTCCTCATATGATCTACCCAGAACTCAAGAAGGACTACGGCAAACCAGTCGCCAAGAAAATCCGTACCAAACTGCAGAAGACCCCGATCAACAAATGGGCTCGTGAATTCCAGGACCGAGCATTTTTTACTGCACTCAACTACGAGAGCAAATGGTCGGGCAGGCACCACTGGAATGAGACTGTTCCCGGAAGAACCTGCAACTTGTAGTATAATATCTCTATAAGGTCCCTGCATTTTCTACTCTATGCAGGGACTTTTGTTTTGTCTTATCTAGTGGTAAGGTTTAAATACTTAAACTAGATAGGATTAAAATGAGCAAGGACGAGACCTACTACGATATGAATGCGCTGGAGCCATCAATACTGGTAGGTGGCCAGAAAATTATCGCTCACGCCATAGGACGTTGCAGAGGTTACTGGTGCCCGGTCCATTACAATTCCAACCACCACATGGACTCGTGGCCCCAAAACTGGCGTAGCGACAGAGCCCTAATGGAGCGCATCTGCCCACACGGTATTGGTCATCCTGACCCGGACGATCAGAAATCTATGGACGAGTTTGAATCCGTCCACGGTTGCGACGGCTGTTGTGCTAGACCATATGACATAGAAACCGAGTTAAGGATTATCAACAATGATAAATAATCAAGAAGAAGAAGAAGTTAAATCTTTTAGAGATACCGTTCACCTGCCAAAAGATGCAGGAGAATACTCAGAGGATTTGTTAGTAATCCTTAATCGCATTCCCGACGGCTGGGGAAAATGGATTTCATGTAACAAAGGTTGGTACCCTTTAATAATAGAACTCGACAAAAAACTTTCGGCCATATATCCAGACTACGAGATCCACCAAGTCAAGGAAAAATACGCTACCCTTCGCTATTATTTCGGACTACCATCCCCTGAGCATCAATGCTGCAAAGATATTGACAACCTAGCGCCAGTCAGAGGACCAGTTAACCCTGCATATCTTAGTAAGGAGGATAAGAGCCTCAGAACAATCGAGATGCAATACAAACTGTCGGAGTGGTTCCACACAGAATACTGCCCGCACTTTGATAGCGCAGAACATGAAGCAACACTAAATGCGTATGAACCAGAGGGTCTACGTCAAAGCAATCTATATGAAGAGATGTCAACTATAGTAGAAAAGTACGAAAAACTTTCATCTCGCACATGTGAAATTTGTTCAAGTTTACATGGAGAGGTTCTTACGCAGAGCCACTGGCTTATTAAAACTTTATGTCCTCCCTGTGGTAAAAATCTTAACTACACAGAAACAATAGAAGAATAAGTTGACAAGTAAACGGTTATGTGTTTAGACTTACTCTTAAGCAATAAAGATAATTAATCTATGACGAAGGGCACAAACAATGAGTTTTCAAGAAACAATAACTGTTAAGAAGTCAGAGACAGAAAAGAATATCTACACGGTTAAATATTCTAACTTCACGGGGTCCGCTACTATTCTTACAGATAATAAAGGCTCAATCTCTGAGGTAAAGTTTAAGACGCAAGTAAATAAGTCAATGTCTGCATATGATCTGCGAGAGTTTCCACTCGGTGCAGTAGAGACAATTATCAAAAACAGGTCCAGCGCACAACCGGCTAAGACTCGTCCATCGTTAGACCGTCCTAACTCTCTTAATGATGTCTTTCTTAAGAACCTGTCTCATTTCTATATTGATGCCCTAACACGAAACGAACGTCCCTTAGTAGCAATCTCTAAAGCAACAGGTGCACCACACAGTACCTCTGCCCGTTGGGTAGCTAAGGCTCGTAAAGAAGGTTTCTTGAGATGATTAAAGATGGCAACGTGGATTACGACGAAGGATATTACGGCGGGTATGAAGACGGCGCTCGAGACGCGCTAATCGAATTAAAAAGAGTTGCCAGCGATGGCATAGCAGTAGTTATTGAATCTACGTCCTACGTTGGACTACTTGAAA